CCGAGCAGTCCGAGCAGCGCGAGCAGTCCGAGCAGTCCGAGCAGTCCGAGCAACCCGAGCAACCCGAGCAGTCCGAGCAGCGCGAGCAGCGCGAGCAGTCCGAGCAATTCCAACAACCTTCGTTACCGCGCTCATGCGCCCAGTTAGGGTTGGCATCGGCGAACGATTGAGAGACGCCGTTAATGGCTTTGTCCTCGCGGTTGTAGAACGTGATATAGGATTCGAAGATTTGGGTTTTCATATTGTTAATTCACTTTTTAGCGTGACTCGTTTGGGTTGTCTACAGACAATTTGCATCTGAATTCTTCAGTAATCTTATTCTCGCAATTTAATTCCTCCTCCCTTAAGGCATCCCTAACTCTGGTTGCCTGCTGCTCGCTGCACCGGAATTCCAGAAGCATCTCGTGAACGGTCGGAAGTTCCTTTCGAGTCCGCAGCTTGGTGATGATGGTCGAGTCTTTCATTGTTTCGATGCGGTGACTGCTACGAGGGTGAACGTCATGGCCGCGAATAGTCCGACGATTTGCGGAACAGGATGGGTGGCCGTGAGGCTGGCATGCAGCATTATCGCCGCGACCAGAAAGCTAAGTTGATTGGCGCTCATGGCCGGTGACACTCGCAGTTGCAGCTTGCGATGCGAAGACCGCGCTGGCTGGCGCAGTGGGTCGCGTTCTGGTGCGCGCAGTCGCAGGGCGCTCGCAGCGGATGCGGATACTGGTGCGGCTGCGGGCCGGCGTGCTGCGGGAAGCGCGGCAGCGTGGACGGGTCGGGTTGTTCCTCGGATGGATGTGATGTGCTCATGGTTTCTTTTTCTCGTATTCTCGAAGCGCGCGGCGACCACAGCTCTTGCAATACCGTCCGCATGGCGCGTTTCGATCGTTGTAAAGTTCAACCGTCGCGACCTTTCCGCATCTGCAACGGTATTTAGGTATTTCTCTCAGGTGTGGCATAAGTTAACAAATCTGGTTCCACTCGCCTTTTTCCCACTGCCACATTTCAAAATCGAATTGCGGCCACTGGGCGCGGGCTCCTTTGTAGCGGACGGAATCCTGGTAACGGATGTGCGCGCCCTTTGTCTCGATGCACTTGAACCGCTTCCATGTAACATGGCGGTGCTCTGCATCGTCGTAATACGATTCCTCGATCGTCACGAAGAAATCCGGCTTGTAAAACATCGCCTGGCCGGTCTTCGGGTCTACACCCCATTTCAGACGCACGCCCTCATAGACGTAGTCCTCGATATCGCCGCGCCGCTTCATCGCCTCGAGGATGGCCGCGTAACGCTCCTCGGTCTTGTTCATCTTCCTGCCCTGCTTTATCTGCGGCGCGGCGGGTGCGGATTTCTCGGCCGGCTGCTGGGCTCCGAAGAGATGCGGGTTGAGCGCGATGGCGGCGGCCGATAGCTGCGGATTCCCGCGGCGCATGTTGTCACCCAGAGCTTTTGCGGGGTCGCTCATTTTGCGGCCTCTTTCGCGATTTCGAGTTTTTCCAGAGCCAGCAGTTCCTTGGCCGATTCCCGATATTCGGAGACGACGGCCGGCGGCATAGGCTGCCCGGATTCCTCTTCGGAATCCTGACAAATCTGGAAGGCAAGGTTTGCCGCATTGAATCGCGCCTGGGCGGAGTCGAGTTCGGAAATGATAATCATTTTGGTATAGATGACGGATTTGTGACGATAAATTTTAGCCCGCATGAAGCGCATCGAAATGCGGGACTATCACCACTTTGAGGTGTTTTCCCACAGCCAATTACAGCCGATCCGCAGGACGGACAATTTAGCTTTCCGGCGAGCTTATTAACCCATCGCTTAAATACGATAGGTATCACGGAAACACCTCCCGGCCTTCGCATTCCCGCGGGTGATGCGGATAACGCACAAACATACCTCCCACGCGCTTTCCGTTCTTCGTGCCGTCCCAGAAGCCGCGGTCTGGCTGCGGGCCGCGGATGTGCATTCCCGGGCCGCCGTTGGCGGTGAGTAGCGGGCTTGTGCACGTGATTCCCTTTCGAAGCTTGCAGGCCACGCACATGGGCATGATGCCTGGAAACGGGCCCATCTCCGGAAGTTCCGAGTAAAGCCGCGGGTGCGGTTCGATTAGTTTGTCCGAGCACGCCCGGCAGAGGATGACGACGACCGAAGTCGTTTTGTCGTTCTCGTCGCACTCTTGCCAGCGGAGGAGGTCCGTATCCTCGAGTCCGGTCGCGATGCCTTGGCCGCAGTTTTTGCAGCTTTCGGGATGGTTCTCGAAACGGCAGGTTTCCGAGAGCTTCGGCCATGGAGATTTCTCGCTCATCGTGCAACCCCCTGGCGCTTGTCGTTGATGCGGTCGACGAGGTCTTTAATCATCTTTTCGGCGATCAACTGAGATAGGTGTTCGACCAGCGCGCGCATCCTCCGCGTGTCGCGGCGTGCGTAGTAAGCGGTTTCCGGGTTTACCCCCACACCTATTACACGCCGCTCTAGGCGAACGATCGTCTCGATCATTCGCTGCATCGGTGGAAAATTAGAGGTGTAATCCGCGCGCACTTCGATCAGGCCTGGAAAATCGAGATAGCTCCCGGTAAATCCAGACGCATCTATTTTAACCTGGAGCCCGTTATTAAGCATCTCGTGGTTGAGCCGGATAAGTTCCTCATTGTACTCTTCGATGTGTCGAAGGAGACCAAGTAGGCGAGCCCGTTCCATCGACGCGTTACTCTCCTCGGACAGAAGCTTGCGCACCCGCATTTCCAGTTTCCACCGCTCTCCATGGAGAGCGATATTCACGCGGCGCCGGCACCAGCGCAAGAAGGCAGCTGTAGGAAGATTGGCCAGTTTCGCGAATTTATGGTGTGTCATGGCTTGGCTTCCCGGTGAGGTCTTGTTTCTCCGTTCCGAGCGACGGCATAAGATTGCCCATCAATCGGCGCCGGTCTTCGTCGAGCGCCGTGCTCATGTTGCGGAAGTAATCGGCGATCTGGTGCCGAAATGACCAGAGCGCGCCCCCGAAGGATTCGGCGAACTCGCAACTGCAGGCATCCACGAGGAAGTATCCGCCCAGTGCATAGCCGGCCCGGAGCGGTCGCTCCTCGGTGCTTTTGTGCGACTGCCCGCACTCGCAGGTAACGGTATCGCCTGGTTTGATTCGCTCAGTGCAAAAGGCTTTTTTGAATGCGTCGGTGAGTAGGCTCATAAGTTATCGGTGGTTACGTTGTAGAGATAGATATCAGATTCGGCGTGGAATAGTTCGTGCAGGATTTGGTAGGTGTTCGGCGATAGAAGCGCGCGCATGTCCCGCCGCTTTTCGTCCGTCGTCATTACCAGCTTCAGCGTGTATCCACGATGGTCCTTCCTCCATTTCACTTTCGCGCAGTGGTGTTTGATCAGGTCGGTGAATCGGAGGTCGTTTACGGCCTTGCACATTCGGCGCATGGCGGCGCGGATCCCAATAGCTTCCGCCGAGACGGTGTGATAGATTTCACTCATAGCCGTAGAAGGCGAGGGCCTCGCGATTGGCGCGGATGCAGTTGCGGGCGCTAGATCGGATGAAAAGACCGTTCAGGCTCCGTGCCCGTGACAGCGCAACGTAGGCCTGGGGCGATGTGTAAATGCGTGCGGCCGCCTGCTCGTCGCTCAATTGGGGCTCTGGTGTTTCCATATCAGTTTACCCCATGACGATGTGCGTCATTAATTTCACCGATTACAACCTCGTGCAGAATTGGGAATTTTTCCGGGTCTATGCGCCAGGGGCGCTTATCATCGAATACCGGCGTGGCATCAATTCCAAGCACCTCCCTTACGGCTTCGATGGCTGACTCGGAGTCCTTTGGGGTTCGGAATACGAATCCCCCAAGAGTCTCGAGTCCTTCTTCTCCCTCCTTTATCAATTGAATCCCCAGCGTTCGCTTGCTGAAATCCGAAGCGAAGCACCAGAGCACTCCGTCATGGAAGTTGTATCCAAAAAGATCGGGATTTGGATGGACGCTTTGAACTAGATCCCGGAATCCATCGATAACCATTTCAGCTAGGGCTATTCTCAATGCGTGGTTGATTTTATTCATTTCCGAGTCCTCCAAGATTGCCACTCACACGAGAGTATCGCGCCCGTCTCGGTAAGTCGGCTGATGATAGACTGATTCATTTCGGCGCGAAAGGTCTGGGCGTCGCGGTTGCTGATTAAGATGGTGTCGCGCCGCTCCGCGTACCGTCGGTCGATCAAGTCCACCAGCATGGCCATTGCCGGCTGAATGGTCTCGGCATCGTGCACCTCGTCGATAACGAGCAGGCTTTCCTTTACCCAATTGTTGTAGAGCTCGGTCAGCTTGGTTTGCTCGATCGAGCCGTATCCCGCGAAGATGGCTTTGAACATCACGCCCAGCTTGGTCAGTTTCTCGTAGCGGCCGGCGGATGGCGGCTCATTCTGCCCCTTGTTTTCCGCGCGGTCGGGCCCGTAGTGGTATTCCACGAGTGCCTCGAGGCGACGAAGCATTACCTGCGTGGCGATCGTCGTCTTGCCCGTCCCGCGGCTGCCGACCAGCGCGACTACCGCGCCCGTGCCGCGGCAAAGATCGCGGGTCCGGATGAAAGTCTTCTCCTGGCTGGGATTACCCCAGTCCTCTAGGAGAGTGCGGTGCAACTTCGGAATTCCGGCGCCGGCGGCCCATTCCTGGCCGATCGTCGCCCACCGATGGCGCCGAAGCACTTCCGGGCTGGACGGTTTTAGGTTTCCGATGACTCGACGGATTTCTCCAAGGACGCCCTGGAGTTTGGCGTCGTCGACGCGCTCCGCACGGTCTCGAGCTTCGAGTTCTCGTAGTTCCGCCTGGCGATGCGCTTCCTCGCGCTCCTCCGGGCTCAGTGTCGCCCAATGGGCGACACTGGCCTCAATGTGCTCCAAGATTTCTCGGCGTGGCTTGCTCATACTTTCGGATTTGGTCGTTGTACGTCTCCCGGTGATGTGCATTCCCAATCTGCTGAATCCCACCGTTCATCGATGGTGAGTTGATAACATTCAGGATGAGCATGTGCCGTTGAGAACCCCTCTCCCGGTTCAAGCCCGCTCCACCTTACGCATTCCTCTCCGGACTCGATTCGTTCGTCGCAAAGGCGGCAATGGTGATGCTTCCTTGGCTTGCAAGGCTTCGGGAATAGGGCCTTCAGCTTCGGCGACCAGTCTTCGAATTTTACGTTATTCATAGGGTTTCGATCGGCGGAAGGTCGCCAGGAGAAATTGCGACGGTCGGCGGCGGCGTGGGCCGGCCGTTGCGCTGCTGCGCAGGCCGCTTTAGGGCCGGCAGGAGCCGCGCCAAGCCGTTTGCGAGGTCGTAGAGGGTATCTGTGGCCGTGAAGGGGTAGCCTTCGGCCTGGCGCTTGTGGCACGCCCTGATGAAGGCGATGGATTTTTCCATGGGCGTGCCTTCGCCGGGTTCTTTGGCGAAGTGGGTGAGCAGCTGTTTTACGGCCTTTGCGTCCCGGGGACCGAAGGGGTAGTTGAGTCCGTGGCTGCGGATCTTCGAGTATTCCATCCATCGGTCGATGAATTCCTGGTGCTCGCCGGATGCCTTTTTTCCCTTCTTCTCATCCGCCGGAACGGCAGGCTCCGAAGGAGCCTTCTCTGCTTCTGTCTCTGCTTCTGTCTCTGCTTCTGTCTCTGCTTCTGTTGTTTGACATTGAGGACAATTGTTGACTTTGTTGACCGTTGTTGACTCCGTGTTGACAGTCTTTCCAGATGATTTTACACGTAACCTGCTCTCCTGCTTCTTGATACGAAGATATTCCCTGCGTTCGTCAGCACCCATTTTTGCACGATATTTAGCGTGATTTAACACAGACCATCCACCTTCGACCTTTTCAATCCTTCGACCTTCGAAGTCAGATGTCCTCGAATATTTGTCAGGTGCCTCCAGTCTGGATATAGCCTCCTCGCACTCCTGAATCGTCACACGGGATAGGTCCGCCAATCCTGGAAGTGATGCCTCAACTACCCCATATCGGTTGGCAATTGCCAGCATGGTTATCCAGACAATCCGAACTGTGTTGGGTTCGCGCCAGACGGTTGACGCCACGATGGAGCTAAATAGTTTAGTGTAGCCGGTCATGGGCATGACGCTTTGGAAAGAGGCATGAACGTGTCAACATTATTTTGTTGACCGAATTCGGACACAGAAATTGGCAGCGTGATCATGGTGTTGCAGCCTTCTCGAAATTGCACCCTTCCCGGCGCTGCAAGGCTCCTGTAGCCACGTTACACGCCAAACCGTGCCCGGGGCACACCCGGGCTCCGTTTTCCAATGGCGCGCCTGCCAGCGAGATGCTCTTTTCCATCACGCACCCCTCTTTCCATCGCTCTCGTGGCTGCCAAGCACACATTTATGACCCAATCCAGAGTTTCCTCCATCAATGAGCATGAGAGCGATGGAAGGAAGAGTGCGTAACGCAGGAAGAGTCATAAGTTGAAATGTGAACGCCTTGGCAGCAATGCGGGTATAGGCTGAGTAGGTCATCGGGGTCAAATCAAAGTTTGTTGGATGGCGTGTTTTTCTTCCGCGGGTTTTCCGTATACGATCTTCTGAACGTAGCGGTAGACCGCCGGGTGCTTCTCCTGGACGAGCTTCCAGCTGTTTCGGCAAGCCTGGTCGGCGCCGGATGTCAGCCAGTCCCAGTAACGCTTCGGAACTTCGTCCAGCGGGACGCCCTGGTGCTTCTTGCCGAAGGTGCACGGGAACTTTGTCCCAAGCGTTCGGATGGCGTCGTTCATGGTCATCCTCGCCGGATCCTCTACGCCGGCCGCGCGCAGCTGCGCAAAGGCCTGTATCGGCGCCATGCCGTCACGCTGCCGGCCCTCGATCGAATCGATGATCTGGCTGGCGTGGCCGGCGCAGGTAATCGACTGGGCCGTAAATCCGTATCGTTCCAGCTTCTCCTTTTGCCAGTGGTTGACCGGCAGCTGTTCTGACGCGGTGGCCGGCTCGTAGTTGAGCAGGGAGTGGTTTCCGAGCTCGAGCACGATTTCCCGAGCGTCCCGCAGCGATGCCTTGCGCGCCTGGTCCTTGGCGGCCTTCTCCAACTCCTTGCGGAGTTCCTCTTCCTTGGCGCGCTTCACTTCCTCGCGGATGTCGGCGAGCTCCTCGGCGGAACGCTTCTTTGCCACGCGTTTGGCAATCTCCTCTTCCTCCTGCTCGGTATCGGCGATGATGCTGGCCGCGCCCGCCAGCCCGATACGCTCGGTCTGCCAAAGGACATCCAAAATCAGGCAATTATGGACTAGAAGACCGTTGGCAGTGAAGCGATGAAGTGGTCCGCAGTTGAGAATGTCCCATACACGCCTTTTGGTTTGCGGGATGGGCGATGATAGCGGGCCACGATCTGCTGAAAAGTCATCGTGGCGACCATCTTTTCCAGCGTAGAATCTGCATATCGAACCTCCGGGTGCTCCAATCGGAAGCGATGGAAAAGAGGAGCGTTGGGTGTCCTTCTGGTATGCGACTGATTTTGATGGGCTGTTGACCAGCGAATGTTGCCGGCCTCGTAGTGTCCATCGTTGTTGATGCGGTCGAGTTGCTTGCCCTTCTCCAGTCCAAGATTCTCCATAACCCACACGCAAGCTTCGTAGGTGCTTGGAAAATTGAAACGAATGCCGCGACCTCCGTACCGTTCGTATCCGCTGTCTTTCGGATTCTCGCATCGTTGTTTCTGCGCCATCACACGATTCAATAGCCATTTCGGAACTCGAACTTGGCGCTTGATGGTACCACATTTGCGGCAGCCAGATTGGCCATTTAGAAGGGCTCCACGCCAGCGCCATCCCTGCCTGCCGCAGGTTACACATTCCATAAGCATCTGGATGTGATTGCCTGGCTGTGCTCTCCGATACGCTGCGGAAATAACCTTCAACCTCCCGAATCGCTCGCCAACCGTCAGCGGTGGAAGCGATGGGCGCGGCTTCCCTCGCGGCTTCTGCAAAGGTGATCCATCCGTTCTGAGTCCAGACGAGATGCGTGGGGGTAGCTGTGAGACCGGCGTAGGTGATGGTTTCTTGTTCACCCTTGTAAATTGCCCCATCGTGTTTGCAGTAGCAAGTACCATCCCACACGAGCATTGATTTAGTCACCCGCTCAATGGGAACAAGGCCAATATCCGTGAGAATCATTGTCCCCTCGGCGATGCAGTCCGGCTTTTCGCTGGCGGCGATGGCGGCCTTGCGCTCCTCCGCCGTGGGCAGCGTCACGCCTCCCGGATCGATCACCCCTGGCAGCAAGCGCATGATGCGGCCGGCGCGCTGCCGGTATTCGCCGCGGCTGCGGGTGGCCGCCAAGTTGAGCATGCAATCGCAGCGGATGAAGTCTACGCCGGTCGAAAACACCTGGCTGTTGGAGAGGATTTGAAATTCGCCGTTCTCGAATTGCTCGATTATTTCGTTTCGATTGTCGCTGGCTCCGTCGCAGTGCCGTGCGGTCAATCCTTCTCGCTGCATCACGGAAACGAATTCCTGGCTGCTCTTGATCAGCGGTAGGAAAGCGAGGATGCGGCGGTTGTTGGCGTATTTCTTGATGGCCGCGGCGATGGCCACGTAATGCGGCTCGAGAGCGATCGAAACTTCGTCCTGGTCGAAATCTCCGCTGCGCTGGTGAACCTGGGCCAAATCCACCTCGAGCGGCATGGTCAGCACTTTTACCGGCGTGATGTATCCTTCCCCGATGAGGTCGAATGTCCCGAGCTCGAAGGCGACCGTCTTGTACCACTTGGACAAGTCCGCCATGTTCTTCCGAAAAGCCGTGGCGGTGATGCCAAGCACGTTCGCGTCCGGATAGGCGTCGTGGATCTTCTGGCGGCCATCGGTGTTGCGGTGGGCTTCATCGTCTATTATGACGTCGAATGGCCGGCCACCGGGCAGGCGGCGGGAAAGCGTCTGGATGCTGGCTACGACAACGTCCGCCATCGGGCTGGCCGACTGGGTGCCGCGGTGAATCGCAGCGGTGATGCCGCAAGCTTTGTGGAACTTTTCCACGGGCTGCATGATGAGTTCCTCACGATCGCCCACGAACAGGATGCGTTTCCCCATCTTGCGAAGGGTTTGGCACAGAAACGCGCTGATGATAGTTTTGCCGGCCGAGGTGGCGAGATTGGCCACCGTCTTTTTTGAAGTCGGCCGCTCGCCGTCCCACCATGGAGCGAATCCGAATTCCCGTAGCACGGCGTCATGCGCCGCTACCTGATAGTCTCGGAGTCCTAGCATTGGTTTCCGGATTCTGGGTTGGGTGAGAGGGCAGCTTTAATAGCTCCCACCATTTCGACTACTACTTCAGGAACAAGTATCTGGTAACTCATGCCTTCCATCTGAATCACGTTTTCTCCAGCTTCTGGAAGTTCGGTTCTTACATATGCCAGTGTCTCCCGTAGCCGTCCGCACTCGGCCTCCAGCTTGTTGCGTTTGGTTAGCAATAATTCCTTTTGGCGATTTAAGGACATGTTGCTAGTGATCTTTACGTGCAAGTCGTCCTCCAGCTCCTTCACTCGGGATTCGAAAGCCTCAGCGCGTTCAATCGCTGCATGTTGTGACAACACTGCGCTCACACACGTCTCCCGCACCTGCACTAACTCCTCGTTGGTTTTGATTCCAACCTCAATTGCCCTTGCGTAGTTCGCATGTGCCTCCGCCAGTTGCGCGCGTGCTTCGTCGCGGTCCTTAGCGACAGCCGCAGTTTCCTTGCACTGCGCCTCCACGGCTTGGATAAGCAACTGCGCCGTCTCTTTGGCTGGACGCTTCAGAAGTTCATCCCGCTCCCTCTCTGCCTTGTCTGCGCGAGCGTTGGCGACGTCACGCTCTACTACTATATCGGTGATTACAGTCGGCAGTGTCGCAACATCGCCTGTGAGTGGAATCCCCGCGCTATTTGCAGCCAAGGACAGAGTCTGAGCCATTGTTCCCGCTGCTAATGTCAACCGCTCCACCTCAGCCCGTGCCGCGTCCCGTTCCTCGGTGAGCTTGGTTGCTTCGGCGCGGGCGGCGTTGCGCTGGCGTTCGAGGGTGCGGGCAAATTTGGAAAAGACGTAAGGACCGTCTAACCTGAAAAATCGCACATCGTAGCCATTTGCGAATGCTGCTGCATCCGTATCCGGCGTGTCGTTCTGCCCCTGCGAGGACGGTGTTGTTTCTTCAGACATGGCTATTTCCTACGCTTAGACTGTTTTACGACGATATCGAATCCGTTGACGGTTCCCTCCCACGTGCCGCTTCCAGCGACGCAGAGGTTGATTAGCTCTTCGATCTTGGTATCAGCGGTGACCATCTTATTGATGGCCGCAAACGCTCGCTTCGGATCCCAGCGTTTTGAAACTACGAGTTCCTGGATGTCGGCCATATCGGAATCTTTCAGGCCAGCCCAGTAAATGGCGGCCTTCTCCGTGACGTGGTCAAGAATTCCGTTTTGCACGGCCTTGGACACTTCCGCGCCGCAGACCTTTTTAATCCGCTCGATCGCGGCGGCATACTTTCCACCGGCATCCTTGTTCGGTGCCTTGGATTTGTCCGGCTTCGATTTCGCCTTTTTTTTCGGAGTGCGCTTCTCCACTTCCGCGGCCGAAGTCTCTCCGGTCGCCTCGGAGCCGCCAGCCGCCTGGTAAGCTGCCTTCTGTTCTTCCGGAGGCAATTTACCGATCTGGCGCGAGACCTGTGTCGATACCGCGGGCGCGCCGACATTTTGCGCAACCTCGTCTTGCTGCATGAGGCGGTAGACCTGAGACCGGCAGCCGTAGATATCGCGGAATTCCTTTTCGCAGGCCGCCTTAAACGAGGCGTATCCCATCACGCGCCAGCCTTCTCGGTCGCGGTATTCGCGCAGCAGTATCCCGGAACGTATGACGCTGTCGTTGATGTCTTTTACGACTCCCCTGGCTTCTTCCAGGCTCATTAGAATTATTGCTTTCGACATGGGGTGTTTATTTTTGGGCGCGCAGTTCGCAGGCGATGCGGTAGGCCTCGCCTACTTGGTGAAATTTTTCGGCATCTGGCTCTTTACCGTCCGGATGGTACCGGCGGACCAGGTCGCGGCGCGCATCGGCGATTACCTGGAGGGACGCGTGCTCAGGCACACCCAACACCTCAAACCATTTGGCCTGCGTCTGCGCCTCGAGCGCAAGGTATCCAGTGAAGGCGCGCTCCAAGCTTCCGACTCCCCACCGCTCTTGCCCTCGCAACGCCTCGATGTGCTTGGACAGAGCGTAGATATTGCACTGCACATGCTGCCATTTATCGCAGGCCAGGACGTTGCGCTTGCCGCGTAGTTCGAAGTAAACGGCGGCTCCGCAATCCTGCGGCTGTGCTTGGTTTCCGTGCGGCTGGCCGTTGGCCTTCAGAACAAGATTCGTGCTCAAGACAACCTTGGTAGCTTTCAAACGGTCGAGTTCATCAAAGAGACAGCGCGAGGCGTCTGCGATCGTGTGCCGGCGGTCTCCGATGCGGGTGCTGTTGGTCTGAGACCCTGGACGAAGGAAGCGAGATTGCTGTGGAAACTTCGTGCGCGGCCAGCCGATAGGCCACGATAGGGGATAGGCTTGGGGTTGGTTCATGGAATAAAATCTGAATAATTTAAGGGAGTTTTGTTACTAAATCAGCCAGCCGCGGCGCCGCGCTTCGTTCGGGTGCTGCTCAATCCACCGATGCCCCTCGCGTGACACGCGGATGCACTTCGAGAAATCCAGAAGCAATTTTCCTTCTCGTCCGCCCTTGTGGTGGGTGTCGGTCGCCAACAGTTTTCGGCGGCGGCATTGCTCGATCGTCTTGCCGCAGTGAAGGCAGTTTTCGCAGGTTTCTCCCTCGTGCTCTTCAAAGTAGTGCGCGACTCCAATGAATTTGCAGTCGCTAAGAATCAACCCGGCCGCGGCCACTGGGCACCAGCGATTTTCCGGGAGCTCGGCAAACTCCTTGTTGAGCTTCGCGTATTGCCGGCGCCGTGCCGCCAGTGCTGGCGACGCCTGGCGCATGCGCTTCTGCGGCTTCATGGGGAACGGCTTCGGCTTCCCGAACGGAGTTTTGCGTCGGAGGGGCGTGCGCTTCATACCAGCAACCCCGCTTCCTTGATGAAGATGCTGGGTTGCGATTCCTTCACTCCTCCCCAGTTCTGCCGTCGCTGACTAACGCTGCTGATGTGGCATTCATCGGCGGCGCGCGTGATGGCCACGAATGCCAGGCGACGCTCTTCCTCGAGGTCTGCGTCGGCTCGCAACGACGGAAGCACTCCCTGCTCCCATGCAGGAAGGAAGACGATCGGGAATTCCCGCCCCTTGGCGCTGTGGATGGTGCAGACGGTGACTCCGTGGCTGTCGCCATCGGTCTTTGCCCACTTGTCGTGGTTGAATAGGTCGTGCCGAAGGTCGGTCAGGGTCGGGTTCGGCATCGGCAACTGCTTGATGCGCTCGGCGATGAGTTCGCACGTCTCCATGTCGACGTTCCATAGTGGTAGCGCGCTAATTAGACTGGCTGGATCATTGTCGTAACCGAATGTATCAGCCGGGCACAATCCCCAGAGGACATGCGCAAGGCTTATCCCTTCGGTTGAAGCAGTCCGCTTTCCATCCGCAATCTTTTTAGGCGACTCTGATTCTTTGGCGACCTTCTCGGCGATGATGTCATTATACGGGTCAGCAATGAGGCTAAGCACGTCGACGCAGTGCCGGAAATCGGCCGGCAGGTCGGCCGCGCCGCTGGTGTGCATCGGGATTCCGTTCTGCTCGAGCACCTGGCGAAACTCTTCGCACAGGCGATTGGTGCGGCACAGGATGGCGATGTCGCTGTAGCTGTAGGCTTGGTGCTTCTCCTGAATCTGCAAGCACACGCTGCCGCGCTCGGCTGCGTCGTTCCGGTGCAGCGTATAGAGCGTTTCGCCCTCGTCGCGGCGCCATGGCTCCACGTTCTTGGGGATACGATTGACGTTGTTGGAAATCAGCTTCGTGGCCGTCGCGCACACGCTGACGCAACTGCGGTAGTTCGTCGAAAGCGTGTAGCACGAGGCGGACGAGCCTTGATTCCACCGCTCAATAAATCCGGACGGGTGCGCTCCACGAAAGGCAAATATGCTTTGGTCAGTGTCGCCTACGATGAAGACGTATGCCGCTTTGAGCAGGTCGTAAATCTCCCAATCGGCGAGGGCGGAGTCCTGTGCTTCGTCCACGAAAAGGAACTTGGGTAGTCCCCAGGACTCGCCTTGTACTGGCGTGCCGAGAAGTTCGATCGCCTCGCGCAAAACTCCGTCGTAGTCGACGAGGTTGTTTTTCTTCAGCGTGAAATGATACTCCTTCCAGCACAGTTGCGCCTGTGGATCCCGGCCGGCGAAAAGCGCCTTGTCGCTGCCCTTGTAGCGGAAACGCTTCGCGACATCCCGAAGCAGTTCCTCTGAGGTCTTCTCGTCGATCAAGTTGATAGAGCCATGCCGGTAGCCGAGAATCTTCCCGAACCGCTGGAGCAGGCGGAAGCAGTAGCCATGGAGCGTTCCCAGGAATCCCAGCTTGATGTGTCCGAGCCGATCGGCGAGTTCATTTGCCCCGGCATTGGTGAACGTCAGGCAAACGATGTCCTTGGGGCTGGCGCCGCGCGAGATCGTCGTCAGGATTGCGGCGCAGAGGGTGCGGGTCTTGCCAGCCCCGGGGTTGGCGGAGACGATCGTGACGGGTGCCGTGCTTTCGGCGGCGGCGAGTTGGTGCGGGTCAAGGGAGCTCATGGGACGTGTTTCCAAGTTTTTCCTGTTGTGATTTTTAGAATGGCGCCACATGTCACGCCGTACTCTTTTGCCAACAATGTTGCGTTTCCGCGATGCAGTGCGGTGCTGACATACCTAGCTCGAATACTGCGTACATCTTCTTCCGTAAGAATTGAGTTGTGATGCTTCTCTCCGATAGGCGATCTGCGTCTACCTTTTTGTTTCGAGTCAGCATAGTTATCCTTCCCGGTGCCAGCAAATAAGTGTGACGGGTTGCAGCACGGTGGATTGTCGCAGCGATGGCAAATCTCGCTGCCATTTTGAATTGGACCGTTCGCGGCCATAAATGCAAAACGATGAGTTCGTATACTCCTCCAATTGAACCAAATCCTGCCATACCCAGACGGGAATCGCCTACCATTCCACTCCCAGCATTCTTGAGGAGTTTTGATGTCCACGAGGCTCCAGAATTGAAGCAAGGCGTCATGGAGTGTTTTTTGTCTGCGACCTTTCAGTGCTTTTCCTTGGTCGTCCCCCGCGTCTTCCATTGCGGCGGGCGGCCTCTGCTTTTCGTTTTGACGTAATTCTTCCGAGCATTGCTGCAGCCTCGCTAGCTGGAGTTTTATATTTTGGCATGTAAACATTAACCCAACGATGGGTTTTAGTTTTAATTCTGTCAATGGATATTTACGACATCCCATCCATCCTTTTTAAGTGGCTCATCGGATGGTATGATGACGATAACCTGATCTAGTGTGCCTGATTCAACAGCACGTTTCAGATTGGCCATTAGACGCTCGCGAAGTCCTTCGGTTGCACGCGCCAACTCGTCTATGATAGGCACCCTTAACCGGGATTTTGCACTGAGCGCACAAGCAACAGCGACGTACGAAATAAATCGTTCGACACCACTAAATGTCCGATGTGACACAAACCCGCTGGTTCGCCACATGCCGAGCTCGTTGTCGTGGTAGGCCAGAGGGGCCGGCAGAAGTTCCCCAACGATGCCATTGGCGGTATCCAGCAGCACCTTGAAAGCCGTAGTTACCAAATCTCCCTTCACCTCGGTCAGCTTGGATTTTACCTGCTTGATGACATCCCGGCGCGCGGCGGCCTTCTCGTGCTCCTCGGCGGCCTGCGCCTGGCGTTTGATGTCGTGCGCCAGGGATTGCGCATCGAGGAGCCGTTGCCGGGCTTCCCGGAGATTAGCGTTGATGGCACCCAGGTCGCCGTTCACGCGCTCGATTTCGTCCGCGGATACGTCCTTTACGGATTCGATGCGCACGAGCTCCTCCCGAAGGGATTGCATATTTTTCGCGTGGGATTCGACGATCATCTTCCGCGTGGCGATGGCGTGGTCTACGTTGCGGTCGTAGGCATCGACTTCGCGCTCGTATTGGCGAAGCTTCTGATTCAATTCATCGATTTCGGAGAGCAGTTGCCGGCGGCCCGCCTGCCGCGTTTCCATCGCGCGCCAAGCTGCATGTGCTTCGCCTTGGGATTTCTTCTTTTTCTCGGCATCTTGCGTGGCAGTCTCGAGATTGAATCGCAGTGGCCGCAACTGTTCTTCCAGCGACTTGGCGACGATGTCCTTCCATCCTTGCTGGGCACTACGGCAAAACGGGCAGCAGTCGAGGCCCTGAAGGTCCAACAATTCGGATTCCTTGTCGCTGAGAATCGATTGCCGGTTCTCCATCTCCATGTGTGCCTCGACCCATTCACGATCGGCAGCATCGTAGGAATTTCGTACAGAGGATGGATCCTCGGCCGGATACTTCTCGAGCGTTTGGTTCGCATGCCGAATGGCAGAACGAACTTTCTCGATGTCGATCGCTGATTTAAACGGAGCCAATGGTTTCTCTGCCGGAACCTCCTCGAGCAGCGCGTCGGCAATTTCCTGCCGACGCTTTTCGGCGGAAAGGAAGTACTTCTTATTCGCCCGAAGTTCGCCCTCCGCCCGGCTGGTCTCCTGCTGCGTTTTCTCGAGCGCGGCAATGTCCCGTTTAATCTCATCGAGCGTGGTGGCAGAACACGTGCCCTCACGCAGCTTCAATTCGGCCAGGATGCGAACGCTTCCCTCCGAGTCGGCAGCCCGGCGGTTGTAGATCGTGAATTCCTGCGCCAGCGAGGTTTCCGCAGAAAGTATCAGGTCGGGCAAAAATTCTGGGCGATTCAGAATCTCCGATACGTCCGAAATCACGGCATGCTTGGCGTCCTCGATCGCCTCGGAGTGCTCGGCACCGAAATCGATGCGCCGAAGCATGGCGACGATTCCGGCCGGCGTCTTGTCTTCCGGCATGGTGACATTGCGGAAAATGAAATCGATGCGCTCGCGCTCGCTCTGCTTCAACCAGGCTTCGCAGTCCAGGAGAGGGCATGTGTAGGCAGGATCCGCCTTGGACGGAACACACTTTATGCTGCCCTCAGACTGGGTCAGTGAGCGGCTGATGTTGACTCCGTCTTCGCTGTAATCGCCCAGCGTGACGCCAACCGTCATCTGGTGTCCGCTGGCCAGCGCGAAAGCGGCACCGGGTTTCTCGCCCACTTCGGGCAACTTGCCCAGCAGGGCGAAACGAATGGCGTCCACGATGGCGGTTTTCCCGGCCATGTTCGGGCCGGCGATGATCGTGAGAGGAGACAGAGCGTAACGGAAGTTACGGCCCTTGAGGTTTTTGGCTTCTACGGATTGGATGTGCATGATGATTTTTGGTGAAAGGGTTGATCGTCCGGCGGCGGAGACAGTCACCCCCGCCGGACTCGCGTGCGCCTCGGTGCGACGGTTCTGTTCCGGCGCTCGCTAAAAGGGAATGTCTGATTCCGCGTCAGAATCGTCGATCGCCGGATGCGCGCGTTCCGGCGGACGCTCTTCCCGCGGCGGCGGCTCCGGTGCGCGCTCCTCGCGTGCCGGCGGCTGTTGCTGCTGCCGCTGCTTGGTGTCGATCCACTTCACCGGCAGCTTGTGAATGTCCGTGCTGCTCTTCGTCTCAATGAAGATGGTCGTCGCCAAGGCGCGCACATCCTCCGGGTTTCCTTCGGGGATATGCTTCGTAACCAATCCTTCCGCCACGTGCAGGCACACATCCATCAACACGCCACACTTGGCAGCGAAATGCTTGGCCTTAGTGAATGCCTCGCGCTGCTCCTCCTCGCGCTCCTCTGCCGATTTACGATGCGAAATGCTTGCCTCGCGTCGGTTATCACGGCCGCCACGCTCTTCGCCGCGGTCGCTACGGTCGTCGCGCGATTCCCGGCGCTCTTCGCGGTGATGGCGGTGGCCATCGCCATCAACCTCAATCGCGGCTTCTTTTTCGCGACCGCTGGCCACAATCTTGATCGTCTTTCCCTTGTATCCGCTGAGAGCATCCCCGCACCGATCGTTCTCGATGGGGTAGTAGTGCGTTTCGCCGTAGCACTTGAATGCGATCTGCTTCGGGCGTCCCTTGAATTTGCTTTCCTCGGGCTCGTCGCAGAGCAACGAGATTTCCAGCGGGCCATTGTCCTGGGTCTCTTTGACGATGGCGGAGTGATAGACGGTTGCTTTTTCGAACGGGGATTTGCTCATAAAATTACCTGGAAGATTTGCGGGCGTTTTTCTGACGCTTGAGTGAGTTCTCATTCCTTGCAATCCATTCGCAAACCGCCTCGCCGACTAAAAAACTAACCGATCGCCTACGCAATTTCGCATGCTCAGAAAGAGCCTTTGACTGATCGTCTGTTACTGAAGCCGAAATGCGAGGTGCCTTCATTTGCAGCACTATGCAGCAACGTGCTGCACGTTGGCAAGAAAAAATCCGAAATAAATTCCGCTCAGTTCGTCGGAGGCTGCAATTCCGCGCCTGTGGCCGTGTCGTAAATCGGGCTTCCGTCCTTTAATGCCGCGTACGGCCAATACTCGATGATCGTGAGTGCCAGGGAGGTGGCAGAGTGGGAAAATATCGTTCCCTGAGTGGAAACGTAGAGTGTTATGCTGTGCCCCTCAAAAGTTCCGGTGAACGTCGATTGATTGTCGGTGAACTGGTATCCCCCCGTCTGCACGCTGAGCGCGTTTACGCCATCGCCAATGACAAGCGAATACCCGCAGACAAGGTAATAGTCACCTGAGTATTTTGCGACTCCGAACGAGGCACTTCCATTTCCATCCGATCCGCCGAAAATAATCACGGGATTTAGGATGAAATCTAGCTCGCGAGTTGGATTTGAGCCTGCAGGAATCATGGTTCCGCTGGCGGCCGTAAATGTTCCGCCTGGTGTGTCTACCGTTGCGCCGATTGAAAGCGCCCAATTTTTCGGCTTCCAGTAGAACTTTATGGCATCGCCAAGTGGCACCGGTCCGTAGGTGTTATCCGGAGGAGTCGAAATGAAATTGGCAATCCCAAATGGAAACCCCTGCTCTGATGCGCTTACCGCTGGTGAAGCGACCGAAAGAAACCTGACCGTGTCACTCATACCGGGCCGGTGATTTTACCACTGAGGCTGCAGTAATATCCCGTTCCACTGAAGACGATAATGACATTGTCGATCGTCGTACCGGAACCATCATCCTGGCGCCGCGGTATCAACAGCGGATTCGGCGGCGGATTCGGTGCGTCCGACTGGCTCTTTTTTGGGTCGTTAATGACAGCATCATGCCGACGCGTGTCGATCGGCGGAAGCGGCGGCCGAAGCTGCCGCATGAGGTCGTCGATGTACTCGCGGTTTTTGTCGGCCTGTTGATTGCTCACGACATCACAATAATTCGAACGAGATACACGTCGAAGTGCAAAATCTCTCCGGGCCCCATCTGCACAATGCCGGGGCGGTCTCCCTTGACCAGCGGAGTAACGCGGAACGTCCATACTCGAGCCTGGCCGTTGGTGACGTTTGCGCCCCACAAGGTTTGCGTGACCGAATCCCCGCCAGTGCTGAATCCGGACGGCAAGGTCATCGCCTCGTAGTCCGAGGAGTCGAGGAAATACTCGTAGCAGGTCGCCAGAGCTGATCCGTGGCCGCCATTGTTGAGCACCTCATCCAGTCCTAGGTCCACATTGGTTCCGTAGGCGTAGACCAGAGACCAGGAACCGGTGTCATCAAACTTCTTGTGCACGGCGCAGGGGAACGCCCGCGGGGATGGCAAAGAGGATTTTCGAAGCGAGGAAAGAATGGCCACGCTCTTGATCGAATCGACCGGAGTCACCTTGACGTACGTGCGCGAACCGATAGTCGCACTGACTACGGCGCCCGTCAGCCCGGCGCAGGTAACGGTGACCGCCGGGGCACCAGTGTAGAGCGATCCGGGGTTGGTTAGGCTGACCGCGCTGAGATATCCGCTGGCGATCGTCACGTGCGCGGCCGCGGAAGTTCCGCCGCCACCGATACAATTGACCGTCGTAGTCAGCGCGGCATATCCGCTACCTGCGGTGTCGATGACCACCGAGGCTACGGGTGTAGGTTTCACCTTGATCGAGACGACCGCCGTAGAGGATCCGTGCACGACGATTTCCGGGCTCTGATACCTCGAGCCGGATTGGGTCATTTGAAGCGAGGCGATACTTGTAGCGAGCAGCGTCCACGGCCCGAAGGATCCGCCGCTGCCGCCGCTGGTTCCAGGGTCAACCGTGACCGCTGGACGTTTGGTGTACCCTGATCCGGCGTTTGTCATGCTGTACCCAGTGATTACACCACCGGTCAGCACCGGGTCTGCTGTGGCCTGGGTTCCTCCCGATACGTCAGGAGCACCAATTACGAGAGTCGTGGTTGAATCGTATCCGCTGCCGCCGGAAATAAGTATTCCGGCCGCTCCGTCCAGTGCAACGGGCGTGTTAGTGGCCAGAACGATGGCGCCGCTACCGGGCCCGTTGTCCTGGTCGATCACTTCGAGCAAAACCGCGTCTGTGATATCGCTACCGGCGACATCGATCGAGAGCGAAGCAGGATCCAGCAGCGAGGGCGAAAGAAGGCTGTGACCGGTGGCACCGGTGCCCGCTCCGGAAAATGCCACGGCCGGCGGACTGGTGTATTGCGTGCCGCCCGCGTCCATAACGACGCTGGCCAGCGCGCCAGCGGTCGCCGGCATGTGAATGGTGGCCGTCCCCAGCGCTGTCGTTCCTCCTCCGCCTGGCGCGGCAATGGTCAACGTGGCGGAACTGCTGGTCGCGCCGGTACCGGCGGAGATGATATTCAGACCGGTCACCACGGAGCCGAGTATTCCGCTGGTCAATGATCCGGCGGGGATGACCTGCTTGGAGTAGTCGGTGATGAAGCCGTAGCGTTCATCGGTATCGATGCCGGACAGCAGCGGGCCAGGAACTCGCTCCCAGCGTCTTTGCACGCGCACGAATCGGCCTTCCATCATCTCCTCGGCCTTCCCTACGTTCTCGTCGGTCAGGATGCAGAGCGTGGGCTGCATCGTGGCGGTGATGATGGCCGTGGTCGAGGCTGCCGAGACATTCGGCAGGCTGCCCGCATCGTAGCCGCTGCCGCTATTGGTCAGGTAGGCTCCGATGACCTTGCTGTTGCGGACCTGGTATTTTCCAGTGGCCTGCGTTCCGGAAAATGGGGCGTCGATGGTCAGGCTGTAGATTCCATCGGCCAGGGCAGTGACTCCAGCTGACCAGACTTTCACGCTGACCAGAGCCGTGAGGGGATCGCCGAGGACCATCGGCGTAAAGTCTCGAGGCAACAGGTAACTCCGCACGAAGATCGGATAGTCTGCGTTGGCCAGGTCGCTCAATCCCTGATCGAGATTGTATTGCTCCTGGGCAAGGCGATCGTTGGCGAAGATCCGCCGGACGCCCATATTGTTGCGGTCGCCATGCACCGGCCCCTGCCAGGTGAGCCGGCAATCGGTGCGGACGTCATGTAGACTCTGCGGGGGCAGCGTGTTCGGAAGCTGGTTCCGAATTGGTCCCTCCTCGATGATGATGATATCCTCCGGGCATGGTGTCGGGTAGTTGATACCCGGCACTCCGTATTTGTCCGGCGGCGGCGTTTGCGTCCAGTCGACAGGCATGATTTTACGGCCCGATGAATTGGCCGATGGTGGCTGAGGCTGTGGGTTTCCAGGAAATCACCTTTTCCTTGGCCGCCTGGAACTGCCGAAGAATTTCCTCCTTGGCCTGCTTGTTGGTGAAACCGTTGTGACCGGTGAAGCGCATGGCCACGTAGGGGTAGACGACGAGTTCATGCCAGTTGGCCGGGATGGGGATATCCGGAGCGGAACTTGCATCGCCGAAATCGGATGCCTGAAAGGTGGGCGCTTCGATCTTCAGACGCATGTAAAGCCGGTAGGCCTGGTTAGGCATCGGGTTGACGTGCAGATACAGCGGGATGTAGCTCAATCCAAGTGCAGGATCGTTGTGCGGCTCACAGAAGTAGACCGCGGGCTGGCCGATCGATTTGGACTGCTGGATATAGTACGTGCTGCCGGGCCGCTGGGGAGGGTTGCCATAGTCGTGCGGGATATTCCACGCGCGGAATTCCTGCCTCGAGGTGGACGGAATCAGCGGAACCGTTTTCGGCAGTTCCACGGGATCCAAAACGCAATCGGTTCCCTGCGGCAATTTCAGGGTGTCGCCGTAGACAACGCCGCTGACCGTGCCCGTCGATCCCATGTACGGGTAAAGCAGCTGCGTTCCGCTGACAAGTTCGTTGTCCTGGTCATCGCCGCCCAGCCGGAAGGTGCAAAGCTGCATCCAGTTTTGATACCCGGAAAAGGTGATCGCCTTGGAGTATTGCGTCACGCCGATGCCCGCCACGGACGTTGGTGCGTGCAAAACATCCCCGTAACGCTGCTCGCTCCATGCAGAGGTGCCATCGGCGAAGATTTGCGAGATTCCGCCAGTCATGCACCCGGCGAGGAATTCCAAATCCCCTGCCAGCTGTGGACGCTTCAGAACAGAATCCGGGTTGGCTGTAAGGTCGAAGGAATTGACCCCGATATAAGGGAGCAGGCGGAGGGCGAAATCTTGCGGCTTCATTTAGGCGACGTTTTTCAGGATGTCGGCAAGATCGGGAAGCGCGAGCAAGCTGGCGCGAAGCGTTTCCGTCGAGGGACTGGGAACGAGCTTGATGCGCTCTTCGGGCAAGTTGGCCAGCTTGGCGAGATTTCGCATGTCGCGATATCCCATCTCGTCCAGAGCCTTTCGAGGGTCGATATCGGTGCTTTGCTCTTTCACCTCTTTGAGAGTCGGAATTTCCGCCGCCTGCTGTGCGGCCGGCGGCTGTTCCGGAAGTGCTTTCGCTTCGACCTGGGCCGGCCGCTCGAGTTCGGAGATGCGCGCAAGGAGGGTCTGGATGGTGATGCGCGATTCCGTCAGCTGCGCGGCCATTGCGTCCAGCTTCTCCTCCGCGATCGTTTCCGGGGAATCCGGATCCGGAATGGATTCGGCCGTGACAAAGGAGCGCGCGGTGCGCCGCTTCAAGCCGGCGCAAATATCCATGCCGTGCACGTTCCAATCCTTCTCGGAAATCTTGATTTCGTGATGCTTGGAAGCGGCGTTGTAGACGGCGTGCCCGAAGGATTTGCCGGTACGTCCGGCCACGTGTTGCGGGATGTGCGGGGGAAGCCCGAGGAAGTGAACGAGGTATTGAATCATAGGGTGAAAAAGAAGGCCGGGGGCGGGGATACCGCCCCCGGCCGGGGATTTGGGCCAGTCGCCTTACGAGATGATCGGCGCGCCCGGGGTCGGGAGGGCCGCTTCAATCACAACGAAGCCCGGATAAACGAGGTCAGGACGTTGCACGGCATTGCAGCCCCACACGGCTTCCACGCCGATAGCGTGATCCATGTCGTGGTTACGATGCTCTTCCGTGCGCTTGCCGACTTGCGGATCCGCCTTGTTGCCGTTGATCGTGCCGGCGCCGGTGGCGATTGCTTCCTGTGCCAGGCCGAGGAACCGGCAGAAGGGAACGCCGGCGGCGTTGCACTCCTGAATCAGCGCGCCTACGACGAAGTTCGTCGTTTCGGTGCCAATCCCGATGGAGATTGCCGCGCCGCTGATGGTGATCTGGTTGCCGTCATTGGTGATGTACGGGAACACGCCGTAGCTGTTGTTCGGATTCTGGATCCGCAGATACCGGGTAGTGGAGTTGTCCGCGGCGATCGTCTCGCCGTTGGCAAACGTCCAGGGGGCATTGCTGAAGTATCCGAAGTAGAGCGGGGCCGGCGAAACGGAGGCGGCGTCATTGCTGCCGCCACCCTGAACGACCGTGGAAGTCGTCGCGCCAGTGATGGCCACGCCGAGGAATCCGCGGGGCACGAGCGGGCTGCCGACCGGGCCATAGTTGCCGTGGTCGATGTGCTCCCAGCGATAGATGCCATGTCCCAACCAGTCATCATACCGGCCGGTGAAGATGGTATTGTCGGTGCCGCGCACGCCACCCTTGATACGGGCCTCGAGGTAGGCGTCTTCGGTGTCGAGCGGGATCCAACCGAGATTCGCGCCGAGGATGAGATGGTTCGAGAAGGTCGAACCGGCTTCATCCTTGCCGACACGCATCGGCTTGCCGCCGTTGCTGGTGATCTGCAGGCCGGTGCGGCTGATGAGCGAGGTCGACATGACAGACGCGCTGACCAGGTCTGCACGGCTGTTGCAGCCATCGGGCAGCAGGTAGTTGCGGCCAGAGGTGCCCGACTTGTTGATGATCTTCATCATGATGTCGTCGGACTTCTTCTTCGCCATGAGCTCTTTCAGGCCGGTGTTCACGATTTCATCGAGGCGCCCACCGATGACAGTTTCATCGCGGGCGACGGCCGTGAAGCCGACACCAAACCAGAAACGGCCGATTTGCACCTGAAAGTTACCGATGCGGAGCTTCTGCTCGTTACCGATACGATCGCCTTCACCCATCACCGGCGGGCCGCCGAGACCGGCTACCGTCGGAATGTTCACGGTGTTACCCGCGACCTTCTCCGTTTCCATGACGTTGACGATGGGCCGGCCGCTGCCAGGCTTCCCGAGCATGCCATCGGCAAACGGGTTATCCTGATACATGCGGTCGGAACCGAGGACGATGCGGCGCACCCAGAGCTCTTCGCGAGCCTTGGCCGTCATCGTGGTCAGGTTGGAGACGGTAGTCGTGTTGATGACCGGATACGACGTGCCGAGCATGTTGGACATGCCATGCGGATTGATGAAGAGGACCAGCAAGCCGAAGACGCCAAAGCAGGCGACGGCGAGGGCCGTGAGGGTCAGATGACCAGCGCGCACAGTGTGGCGCGCCAAGGAGGATTTTTCAGTGTTCACGATTTTGGTGAAGAAGTGGTTTATGGTTTCGGTTACTACCTGATGACAAACTGGGAAGGCCTCGAGCCGTAAAGAATTGCGTCGATACTTTCGGGGTCATCCAGAGAGGCAGCCAGGATTTGCGCCTCGGTCAGAGGAGCGGCCGGCGGCTGTGTGCCAGTGGCACCAGGGACCGGCGAAACGCGCCGCGGTTCGGGCTCAACCTGCTGTTGCTGAACGGCTGGGACGGGCGCCGCGGGCTGGGCGCGCAGGCTGTCGAAAGCCTGGGCGAAAGTCAGCGTGCCATTTGATTTCGCGGCCATTTCCGTAGCGAGTTCCACGGCAGCCAGGTTCGTCACATGGACAGCCGCATTAGTCGTTTGGAGGATGGCGTGATCCGGGTGATTCGGATTCAGCATCGCGTCAATCTTCGTCTGAATTTTCTGGCCGAGTGGCGTCGCCTTGTTGGCTGCGGTGGGAAATTCCGCCGCTGCCCGCTGCATCGCCTGGCGCCGGCCGTCCACTTCGACCTGAGAGGCTTTCGCCTCTGCGGCCTTGCGGGCGGAATCAGCGTCGCGCTGCGCAAGTGTCTTGGCTACTTTGGCATCATTGAGAGCGGAAAACTTCTCGGCGATTTTGTCGTCGAGTTCGTAGTGCCTTTCTCCGATGAAGCCCTCGCCAAGTTCCCTTTTCTCATCACGAAGGGCTTTTAACTCGCTCTCTATCCGAACTACATCCGATGTAGCCGTTTCAAGAGCGGTCGGACCTGGAGGAGCAACATGGGCGGGTTTGTCCGCTTCCGCAATGCGCGAAATGGCCTCGCTCAAAGTGACATATCCAGGGGAATCCTTGGTTTTGCCGCCATTAAGCGAGCTCTGAAGATTGATCGCCCGCTGCACGTCCGCCGGCAGTTCCGGCGCGCTGGGGGCGGGTGCCACAGGAGCAGGCGCCGCGGCCGGCGTTGCCGCTGGCGTAGGTGTCGCCGCAGGAGTCGCTGGAGTGACCGGCGCCGGGGGCGGGGTAGCTGCAGGAGTCGCTGCGGGTGCTGGGGTGGCGGGTGTCCCTTCCACTGCTGTAACCGGCACTTCGAGCGGTTTGGAACCGGCAAAGAACGAATCGATTTCATCGACGTTCATCGGCAGTCCGCCGCGCCCGTCATCCGGGGGAGCAGTAGAGGCAGGTTGGTTTTCCGCAACAGGAGGCGGAGTCGGCGCGGCCGTGGCCGGTTGGACTTCGCCGCTTTGCGCCGGCGGGGTAGTGGGCGTTGCCGTGGGTGCGGGTTCGCTCTGAGTTACCATATTGGATGTCTGCATTTATGATGCCGTGACGAATGTCCAGCAATTTTCTGACTTGTCGCCCATTGGGCGACACGTTCACCTCTTAGCGCGCGCTTTATTGCGCTTCCGCAGTTCGCCGCTGCTGCGGTCGCGCCGCTTCCGCGCCTCATCTCCGCCCTTTCGAAGTTCGTAGTCTCGAAGGCCTTTGAGCATGCTGCTCAATCCGTGGATAGTTGACGGGCCGTCATATTCATTCATGGGGGGCGAACGGTATCAGGATGCCGCGCTCGAGCATCCGTTTCAGAATAGAAGAAAGCACAATTGAAAGCTCATGATCGCTAGATTTCGTCAAAATCTCGCTGGTGTGAAACGCAATTTTTTCTACATGCCTTTGACCTGCGCAGTGATTCGTGTCCCAAAGTTCGAGGTTTTCCGTCCTGTTGTCGTGCCGAATTCCATTTATGTGATGAACAGTTTCACCGGGTAGCAGGCCGCGCCCAATCTTCCGCTCCATCACAATTATGTGCTCCATTACGTAGCCATTGCAATCGGCACGATGATGCTCATTCACCTTAACCCTTATGTATCCTCCAGACACCACTATCCTTCCCCCTTTCCAGTTGTGGTGTTTTTCTCCTATTTTTTGAGAGCATACTCTGGATACGATTTCTCGTTTCCAGCAACCACAACTTTTTGTCCTTCCAATTCTCAACGATGTTAACCACGGAGTGGTTATTTTACCGCATTCGCATCGGCAGCGAACCTGTTTTGCTTTCTTGCGTTTCCCGCGCCATCCCAAATCCTCTATTATCGTCAATCGGGAAAACGTTTGTCCGATCAGTTTGCTCATGGCGCGAATTTCAATTTTATACCCCTATATTGCATTCTTTTCAATACTGCAGCACATCCAAGTTGCCCATCTACTGCGGTTTTTGAAAACCTGCCATCGCTTACAAATTTTCCAGGTCTTTCAATTGTTGTTCCAGCCCAAAGATATGGAGAGGGCGGCCGTCCAGGACTCCTATATCCAGGACCATTAAATAGCTCAATTGCGTCCAATGATGACTGAAGATTAGACCAATCTTTTTGGTCCAATTTGTCGACAGTATAGTAGGCATCCTCGGCGCTCTCCTCGAACGTGAATGGGGGCAGCTTCGGATACGGCAGCCGGCCCTTCGGGATATCGCGTGTCCGATGGGTCAGCGGGCTGCCCTCGTGCGGATGGCACCGGAAATTGTTGTCGCTCTCGCGCATGTGCAGGCAGAAGAGTGCCGGCGCCGGAACGCCGTTTGCGCGCATCTTCGAAATGGCCTCATAGCGGTAGGCGTTGCGCTGATAGAACGCGACCTCCTGGTCGAGCCTGATGGAGTCCTTCGGATTGATCTTGGCCGCGCGCCAGCGGGCGACCTGGTCAACCGGATCGGCAAGAATCGACGTGCACCCAGGCACCAGCAGCACCAGGGCCAAAAGTTGCACGTGAAACCTCATCGTCCCACCGATGCTCCGACGATGCATTCGCCGATGAAGAACGCGCACAGGATGACCACGGTGAGAATCAGGCGCGTCTTCGGCTCCGCGTTATTCCAGGACGACACGAATGAGCCGGCATGGAAATCCTTGTCGAGCGTCTCGCGAAAGAGGAGGTGAATAATCAGCAGAATGGTGCTGACGGCCACGCAGGAAACCGCCGGGATGTAAATGAGCGCGCCCAGCTTTTGGAAAATCGATTCCTTAAGGCAGAGTCCGACGAAAATCACCGTGATGACAATGATTTGCCAATGGCGCATGAAGAAGGTGATGAGGGGGATGTTTTTCATAATCAGGGGATGACTTTGCCGGCGGCTGCCGCCGAGGTGTTGAGGACGAGTTTGCCTGAGAACCAGAGAAACCCGAAAATGACAATAGCGAGACCGGCGACCGCCTCGAGAGCACGGCGGATCCAGTTCTTAGACTTGAGCTCTCGAGCTTCATTTTCCGCCGTGGCTCGAGCAACGCTTTCCTGGCTCGCTTTCACTGCCAGTTGTGCCGCCGCCACTTTGTAATTTTCTTTGTCCGCCAAACTCTGTTTATCGGCCGCCTGCGCCTCTTCGATCTGCGCGCCGTGCACCGTCTGCTTTGCCTCGATGCTTCCCATCCTGGCGGCAAGCCCGGCATTGGCCGTCTTGATGGCCGCAACCTCCTGGCGCGCGGCATCGATCTTGTCCCGCAATTCCGGCGGGGCGATGCGGAAAAGGTCGTCCAGCTTCGGGCCAAGCACTTCGATATGTTGCCCCTCATCGGCGACCGCCTGGCGGGCCTGTTGCACTTCCGCCTGGATTTCCTTGTGCGATGCAGCCGCGGATGTCACGGCGTCGTGCAGCCGCTTCGTGCCGGCATCCATCTTCGCCGAGTCCGGGGCCTTGTAGACCACCGGTTTGCTGGCGCAGGCCGTAAGAATTGAGGCAGCTGCCAGAGTGACGAAGAGGTGAGTTTTCATGCGGGATTTGCGGCAGGCAGCTGGGGAAGTGCGTTGTGGTGATTGTGGGGCGTTATACGTGCTCCCCCGAAATAATTCAAGAGCGTACCGTCGCTGCGACAAATCGGGCTGGCGCTCACTCGGATGAAAGTTCGATGCCCGTGCCGGTCAATGAGGTGATACTCGTCGATGTACCGGCGCTTATGGTCGACCGCAAGGCGCCAGGCATTCACCACCCGCGGAAGGTCGTTTGGGCATACCCCCAATTCCCATCCCGTGCCGAGCGTGTCATCCAACGAAAGGCCGGTGATGTGCGTCCACGTGTCATTTACCCAGGTCGTCCTGCCGGTCTCGTCGGTGATGAACCAGATGCGGCTGTCATCGGCGTCCATGGTGTGCTGCCGAATTTTGATCTGGTTTAGCTGGCCGTCATCAAGCTTGGTCAGTTTGTCGACGATTTCCTTTCTGGCATTCTCGATCGCGGCCGCGTTGTTGTCGCTCAGTTCCTTGAACCTTTCCCGTATCTCCAGGTTGAACTTGGCTCCGTTGTAGAACGATACCAGCAACCGGTAGAGCTTCGGCATCAGTGCAAAAATGCCTCCGATGGCGGCCAGGGACGCAAGAAGACGTGCCGGAATGTCGAGCTGCGGAAACCATGATGGATCTGGGTTGGCGGCCATGTTATCCAATCCTCCAGGCAACACCGTCCGAATGAACGCGATAGACTTTGTCTCCCCCGCCTTGCACAACATCATCGAACGCTCCAACCATGGCGTCTGAAACGAACATCGTTCCGTATAAGAAGCTGGCTGGGTTGGGTAGATTACCTACCGTTGGTGCAAGGTTTATGAGAGGGACGCCAATTTTAACCGAAGTGCCATCGGAGGTTACAACTGGCTGGTCTGTTACCCGCAATTCAAGGCCGGATGGCCCATTGAACCTTGTGACATTCCCATCCCCCTCTGCCGAGTAATTAGACGAGGTGGGAGTAACAACCCCTAAATACAGCGCTTCCTCGGATCCGTGGTCTACGTCCGTAGCCAGGATGGCGTTGCCAATCGGCCCCGTCTTGGTCAGCTTGGAGACATGAAGATCCTGCGGAACCGTTGGGGAAACCGTGATGCTCATACCGTTACCGCTTTATCTCCATGTTGCTCATGAAGACCAAATTGTAATTTGGGTCGTCTGCCGTAAGCGTGGAATGGATCTCAATGGCGCTTCCGGCCTGGTCTGTGTCAACAGGTCCATCGGCAACAGTGGTCGAGTAGAGCAATGTTTTGACCCCGGAAACATCGGCGTAAACGCGAACGATTCCGTTGCCCACGTTGCGCAAAGTAATCCGCTCGGTGCGGTCTGCGGTGACGACGTAACCCGTGTCGATGACTTGCACCGTTCCGTGGCGGTTGACAACGAGATAAAGCTCCAGATTGTTTACCTCGATACCGATTCCGTTCAGCCACCTGCCGGCGCCACTGCTGGTGTCCGGGTGTGTCTGGTCGCTATCCGTACGGCCAAGCAGCCAGCGATACCGCGTGTCGGAGGAAACGTGCGTCGAGTCTACCTGAAACTGCAGACGAGCCTCAAAGAAAATCGACCAATCCATCGCGTCGGCAGGGAAAAGCGAGCCATAACCATTCAGCGTCCGCTGCCACTGCACCAAGCCGTAGTTTCCGCTGCTCATGCCGCTGTAGATATTCATCGCCGAATACCCGATCGGGTTTCCGGTGTTGACACCTCCGCCCCCGCTCGTTCCGCTGCTATAGAACGAGCCGGGCGTAAATGGAATTCGCTGCCAGGTGGGCGACCGCTCTCCAATGTAATCCTCGACGGCAGTGAAATGGAACGGCACGGTTTCCGGGATGTTGAAGTCCCGAAGACCGAGCACGCTGTTCATTGTCAAATCCACCTTCCCGGGCGAGATGGCGGTATGGTGCCATCCCTCGATGGAGATGTCCTGAACCGAGGCCAAGGCAACATCGGTTGCGATTCGTCCGAGATAGGTCTGTCCGGCCACTGTGGGGCCGGCGCAACTTTGCTGGCCTTGGATGATCACCCCTTGGGTGTTGCGAACGCTGATGTTTTGCAGCCTTCCAGTGCCGCCTGTGCCATAGAACCGAAGCATATTCGATCCGGCCAGAGAGGTGATGTTTTCGGCGGTGATGTTTTTGATGAACCCATCGCCGCCAGTGCCTCTGCGTGGATCGGCATTTAAAATACCCTCGTCGGTGTTGAACGCCAAAATATCGTCATCGCCGTTGTTCTCGTAATCGACGATGTGACCAGTATCGAGTGGGCACCACATGTGGATGCCGTCGCGGTTGTTGTTGGTCAGCTTGGTAAAGGTGAACGTAAGGCCACTCGCCGTGGCTGTGGCGGAGTTGCTAATCGTGGCCTGCGTGCTGCTAGTAATCGCGGAAATGGTGGTATTGGCCGGGATGCCAGGACCATTGACGGTGTAGCCGACCTGCACCACTGCGGCACCAGTCCCGTATCCGGGATCGGCGGCGTAAGTGATGGTCGTATTGGACGAGGTGGCGCCGGTGCCGAGCGTTTGAATTCCGGGGTTATCAGTCCATTTGCTCTTGCATCGTTCGATCACGAAATCCGATCCGTTGCTCAAAACGATGCTGAACACGCGCGAATCGATCACCGAAACCCCGCTCAAAAGAAGGTTCTTGAATCCGGAGAACCACACGCCATGCACGAGACCGACAGCACGGTCATACGGGCTGGCAAACTGGAATAGCAGAGAGTTGGTGCCGCTCGCCGTGGCGTTATTGGTCAGTGTTACGGTAGTTCCCGAGACGCTCAGAACATAGGTATCGGTCGGGATGCCCGTGCCGGTAACCTTCATTCCAATAGCAACTATGGCGTTGGAAGAGGAAAGCGTGATAGTGGAACTGGTGTTCGTGGTCGTCGCAGTCTGGTTTGTGAAACTCAGGTCGACATTGTTTTCCCATCTGGATTGGTTATTCCCGTTGCAATTGACGGTAAGTCCGTAAATCGAAATATCCGTGTCAACGATGGAGGAGCCATTGAGCCGGTTGCTAAGAGCGATGCAATTGCTGTTTGCGGCTAGGAAAAAGCCGCAGTTCGCAAGGGCAAAGACGGTCGTGAAGCTGCGCGCCACCAGCGTTTTCGAGATCAATCCGACCTTGTCGACGTACATCCAAAGAGGGGAAACCGCCGTTGGAGAGTCGAGAATTGCCTGTACCTTATCCGTGCAGTCAGTTCCGCCTCCGGTATCGATGTTAGAGTCCAGCGTGACCTCTTGACTCAGGAAAACTACCCGGGCCGGAAATCCTTTCGGGAATGGAGAAACGGATAGTCCCATATCAAATCACCTGCGCGAAGTAGATGGAATCGGCGCCTCCGATGGCCTTCGTGAAGTTGTTATTTGGACCGTTGCAAATGACGATGCCGGCGCTGGCGACGATAGGGTCTGGCAAATCCAATGCCAGGAAAGTTCCGGCCGCTACCGGGATCGGAGGGTAAAGAAGTTGAACGGCTCCATCCACTGGCAGTGTGGCTGAATTTATCAGCAGATAGTATTGCGTCGCGCCACTGGTGTTGTTGATTGCCAGGCTTTTCAGGCTTCCGGGAGAACCCTTTAGAACCTTACCGGCTTCAAGGGCTGTGCTCATTACCTGCGTGGGCGCTACTCCCTCGGAAATCACCAATGAACCATCGGCACCCGTAGCCAGCGGATTCCCTGAGTTATCGACGAGGATGACGTACTTTACGTTGTTGTCGATGCGCCGACTCCCGGCGCTGGTCTGCAAAATGACTGGCCTATTTGCGGCCGGGGCGTTGTCGGACATGCCACCCGAATTTAAGAAAACGGGCTTTCTGTCAACGCTGATCTGCCGCGTCTTGCTCCTCGGCGGCGACCGCGTCTAGCTCCTTCTTCGTCGCGCTCCGCGTATCCAGTGCCCAACAGAGTATTTTCTCAATCTCGATGCGCAGCTGCACCGACATGTCTCGCTCGGCGCTGCTCTTTTGTGGATCCAAGGCGTCGCTGGTTACCTGGTTGAGCCGTTTTTCGACGACGGTTTCCAGGAAAAAAAGGAACGATTCGTTTCCCAGCAGGGAACTGGCGTGGCCGAACAGGACGCGCTGGGCGGCAATCGCTTCAGCCCGCTCCTTGCTGTTTTCGACGCGTCTATTTACCGGGAGGCTTGGGAGGTTGTTCATGCTGAGGAGCAGCCTGTTTTACGGCCAACTTTTCGGCAAGGTCATTCTGCTGCTTGCCCTGTATCTCGTCGTCACTGGCCGGCTTGATGCCCTCCTGCTGCAAAATCTGCACCTGTTCGCTCCGGGCGAGGTCGGTGTATTTCGTGGCGATGTTTTTGGATGGTGGCTTGTTCTCGCCCTGCTTCGCCGCCTCGGCCTGCTGCTGCAGAAATTGCTGCGCCTGCTCCTGGGTGACTTCGGGCAACAAATGGTCTACGTCATCCACCTCGAGCCCCTTCAGCTGCTTGACGTAGAAGGGCCGACCGATGAACTGCTCGTAGGGGTTCAGCTTCATGTAACGCATCCAGACCGCTTCCGCCTGCTGGTTGTTCTGCTGCTGCTGCGTGGAGCGGCTCTTGGTCAGCAACAGCCGCACCTTGCGCCGCAGGGTCCGGACTTCGTCGCGGTTGAGCGAGACCAGCTTGTTGCTCTTCATGCTGAAGAAGAGCTCGAGCCTATCCATGTTGGTAAGCAGATGCTCCACGGCATTCTTGAGCACCTCTTCGATGCCCATGATGTTGTCATACTCGGTATCGGAGGTGACGACATTTGCGTCGCGATCGATCGACATTACTCCGGTAGCCGTCTTGCTCTGGTTGAGGTCGCTGGCGCTGGCATCGCGCGAGGAGATGACGCCAAACTCCAAATCGCTCGCCTGCTGCATCCTGTCCATGAGCGAGAAATCAAGGGTCGTGTTGGCGTTCAGGTCGACCGAGAAAGCCGGCGGATTCTTCGAGTCGTATCCGGGCAGGCAATCCAGGAACTCGCGCGAGCCCGGCCGGACTGGCGCCTGGTCCTTCCACTGCTTGACCGCGTGCGGGACACGGAAATTGAATCGGCTCGCCTGGCTGTCCTTCTCGTTGGCGCGGTTCAGCTGCGTGTCTATGTAGAGCTGGCTGTGCTCCATCTTCGTGAAGACGCCAACTCCGTACCAGCGGTTTGGAACCTTCTCCAGACCGGGAATCACGGAAAACGGCCGCGCATCCATGTGGTTACCAAGGAAGTCGTAGAAGATCGTGTCTTTCTGGTCCATGTCGATCATCACCCACAACTCCACTTGCTGGCCGTTGGAAACTCCGGTCGTCAAAAGACCGTAGTCGATTCGCAGGTAGACATCGGCAATCATCACGTCTCCCAGAACGCGGCTGGGGACGGTGTCTTTTTCCCCCATCGGCTGCTTTGCGGCGTCCTTCCCAGTCATCTGCCCGCGGGCGCCGCGGCGATTGAAATACTCGATAGATGGAGCAAGGCCGGAAAATGTTCCGCGCAGGTTGTCCGGATTCTCGTGGAAGAAGTGCACGTTGATATCCGCCTGGTGGATGGACTCGTGTTTCAGAGGGCAGAGGAAATCCCGATGATCCAGCACCGTCGAATAGGCGTTGTCATAGTGGACGATCTTTTGCGTGAGATTCGGGAAGTTTTTATACGCGAACTGGTTTTTCGTCATCTGGAAGGACGGGTCTTTGACCAGATACATCACCCCTTGCGCCTCGGGCAGCGGAGCGAAGTCGTCCATTTCGTAAATGTAGAGCCGCTTGATCGGCGTCTGGATCGGCATGCCATTGGGCGCCACCATCACCTTCACGGGCCCAAGATACATTGTCTCGTTTTTCAGATAGGTCGTCTTGACGATCGCCTCGTTTCGAATCAACCCGATGCGCAGCGCGTCGCGCAACACGTTCGGCACGTTGCTGGCCGTGATCCTCTCCTGCACGTATTCCTCCACTTGTTGGGTCAGTTCCGGGTCTCCGAATTCCTGCGTCATGGCACCGAAGAAAGGGCGGGTGCTCAGAAGATCGGAGCGGGTGCGCGCGGAAATCAGTCGGGCGTACCGGCGGTTTGTCCCAAGAGTGAAGTTGTTGCCCGTGCCGAAGACGCCCCCCAACGATTTTCGCCACTCGAGATTATTGTCGTAGGTGTCTTGGTTCCTCTGGCGGATGTCTAGCCAGGTGCCAGTCTGCACGCTCCCGTCTGAGTTGAGACCAATCTCGAACATCACTTCCGCCATTCGCCCGAAAATGTATTCGTTTACCAGCCATTGCCGGCGGTCCTCGGTGATATTCAGGCTGCTGGGGATCCCACCTACGGAGAGCGTGCTGTACTCTCCGTCTCCCTGCGGGTAGGCCGCCTTTGACTGCATTTCTGGAGTGATGGGGCCGGCCAGAGGTTGCGGTTTTCCTCCGATGCTGGAATTGAGAAGGGTGCGCAGGGGTGTCATGGGTCAGGAATGGAATCCGGTGAAAATGTGCTTTGGCTTGCTGGGGGCCTCGGTAACGGATGCCGCGGCGGAGATGCGTTGCAGCATGGCCATCATAACGGCCTGCTTCGCTGTTGCGCGGTTGTAGACGGTCCGCTGGTGCTGGGACAGACCTTTTACAAAATCCTGCTCGGTTTCTCGGCCGCCGCTGAACGGGCGAAGGAGTGATTTGCGGAAACCCTGCATCACCTGATCTCGTCCCTCTTGCTTGGCTAGTTCGTCGAATGCCTGGCGCGCCTTGGATTCGTTGCCATCCTCGAGAGCGTATTTAAGCTTCTGGTATTTCGAGGGAGGAAAGACTTCATCCGGGTTGGCTTTGCCGTGGGCGACTTGATAATCGCGGCCGGCGACGCGCGTTTCCGTGATGTCGCTATGGCGTTTGATGCTGAGACCGGTCGCGCCGGCCAGTTCCTCGCCAGGGTTGATGTCGGTGCGCTTGTCGATGATGCCGCGGATGGCGATGGGCACCGGGGCTTTCAGCATGTCTCCAAGCTGCTCTCCGAAACTGCGCTTCTGCCCGCGCCAGTCGCGGCCGGTCAATCCCTCGATGATGCCGCGGCTGATAATTGGCGATATGCGGCCGTAGATGAAACGGCGGGTGTCGGCAAAAAGATCAATCATGTCGCCGGGCACGCTGCGCAGTTTGTATTCGCGCCCCTTGTAGGTAACGCTAAACGGGTGCCTCCAGTCGTAATCGCCGGTCAGCGCCTTCTCCGCCAACTTGGCGGTGAGGAACATGGTGGCGGCCAGGATGAGCAACGCGCGCCGCTGCTCGGATCCGTATTTTGTCGTCGCGTCCGCAGCAAACTTGAGGCGCGACTCCAGGAAGTCCGGTGCCAGTAATCCGAGGCGGAGGATGTCTTGGAAGGTCTGCGACCGGCCCATCATGCGGTAATTCTGCTCGCCGAATGCGTCGTTGGACTGCTGGGCAGTCTTGAACAGGATTTGCTGGCGGGTGATCTTGCCGGCCTTGATGTCGTCTTCGAAGCGGGCCAGGTTTCGTTTCAAGGCCTCGATCGCCATGGTCATTTTCAAACGCGGGATGTAGTCCTCGAAAAGGAAGGCATTCAATTCCTGGTTCATCTTGCCAATGACGGGAAGCTTGTCGATGAGTCCGCCGCCGGCAACGCCCTCCATGAAATCCCTGCGGGCCTCGTGGCTGGCGATCATCAGACCGGAGTTTATGAGTTCCCGCTGCGTCTGGTCGTTGATGTCGATCTGCACCGGATGAAAAGGATTTATCGTGTGGCCGAGGGCGTGCGTGCCTTCCTGAACGAAATGGAAAGCGGACATACTGAGGAGGGTCTGCTTCACCGCGAATTGCAGGTTGCGCAGCTGCCGGATGATCGGCGTATTTTGAATGGCCGATTTCCCAAGTGTCCGCTTCAGGTCGCCGGCAATTTCCGGGTGAATGAGGATATCCCCCTTCACGAAAGTATTGGTTCCTGTGACCGGATCCACGTGCACCCATTTCCATCCGCGCAGCGCAGGGTTTTCAATGCGGACGTAGTCGGCGGTCTCGTCGCTCTTGCCTCGAGGCGTGACAAGAAGAGCGTCTCCGCCCGAATCCGAGACCGGCTTGGCGTATCCGCTGATCGTCGCTGCCGGGCGCCCATCGGTGGCGTTGATTTCATGCAGCAGCAGCTTTATGAAAGCGCGGTTCTGCATCACGCGATTGAAGCTCTCCGCCCAGAGGGCCATCAGCTTGCCAATCTTCTTCGTGAATGGCTTCAGGCCTTTCTGTTCCCCGGCGAAATAGCTCTCGTGGATCCGCTCGAAAGCGTTTTCAAATCGAGTATTCAAGCGACCTGGTCCTACCACATCGCCAAGGTTTCGGTTGCGCGCGTTCTGCGCCGCGTAGCTGGGATCGTTTCGGCGGTCCCACATCTGATTGACGTAATCGGTGAGCAGGTCGTCAAGGATTCCGGCTTCCTGGGCTTGCTTGGCCTTGGCCGCATAGAAAGACTTAACCTCATCGACGAATTTCAAAGGCTCGCCCGAAAGCTTGGCGGCTGCCTCGTACCCAGGAGCCAGTGACGGGCTGCTGGCGCCCGCGCGCTGCTGCAGGGTGCTCTTGTCGCCACCGGCTTGGATGAAATTGGTAATCGCCTCCTGCTCGGCCGGCGAAAACTTCGAGTTGATGGCGCGCTCCATCTGGCGCACTTCGTAATCGCTCTTTTGCCGGCCCGTGCTGCGCGGGTCGTCCAGCGCGCCGGTTCCCAGCCATTCACCCTTTGCCTTAAGGTAGTCGGTTACCGGTGCCAGCTGTGTGAAGAAGGATTTCGCGCTTCCGTAGACGGCCTTTGCGCCAGCGATGACGTCGGACAATTTCTTTTTCGCCTCTTCCTTCTGCCTTCCGATGTCTTCGGCGATCGAGGATGCGGAAACACCAGCAGGCTTATTGGTCGAGGCCTTGGCCGCCGCGGCGGCCTTTGCTTCAGGCGTCTCTGCGGGGATGGGCGTGACGTTGTCCACGTGCGCAGGGATGACGCCCCCCTCATCAAGGGAAACGGTCATCTTCTTGCCCTTGATGCTCGTGATGGTGCCCGGCTTTTTGTAGACATTCACCCGGTCTCCAACTTTGATCTTCGAAGGATCCGCCGCGGCCAGTTCGGTGCCGGAATTAGGCCGGTATCCCAACGTTGCGCCGAGTCTGTCCATGATACCGACAACCTCACCAAGATTGGAAATTTCCCCAACCATCCATTGGCCCTTCTGCTCAAACCCGTTCTTCATCGCGCGATTCACCGCCGGATCCTGCCAGAACTTCCCACCGGCCTGCTTGCTGGATGGAACTTCCAGCAGATACTTTCCGCCCTTCAGTGCGATACGCACCTTCCCATCGCTGCTGCTGATTTCTTGCCCATTCCTCAAAACGTCCAGCGCGTGACCGACGTCACGGATGTTCTCGCGCTCGACTGCGTTGGGGTCGTAATCGCCTGGCATCAGAATGCCGGTTGCAACAGAGCCATCGCTCTTCGTGTAGAGAGTGACCGCTCCACGCCACTGCAATTTGGCGTATGCCGCGATTAGGTTGCCCGTGATGATGACACGTTGCGCCTTGTCCTCTCGAGACGCGTTATATTGAACGTCGAACTGGTCTGGATCCATGTCGACCAGGCGTTCAGCCATCTGGCTGGCAGGGATCTTCATTTCCCGGCGAAGGGTGTTGTTGGCAACGGTGAATATCACCTTGCTGGGAGTGACCGGTGCATCCGGGTCAATCTCTACGTTGGTGATGGCGCCAACTTTCTTGCCGTTGGAGGTGTTGATGATGACCGGGTTGCCGAGGCGCCCCAATTGCGCCCAGACTTCTGCATATTGGTTGCGCAACCGCTCGCGCTCTCGCTGTTCCTGGGTCGCCCAATCCGAGATGCTCTTTTCCTTTCGCTTCTCGAGATATTTTTCCACCCATTCGGAGGATTGCTTTTTGTAGTCGGCGATGATCTTGGGCCGGCGAATGGCAATGTCGTGGGCCTGCTTCATCACCTCGGCGGGCTCCAGCGGAGTCTGTTTCGGCTTCACCTTCACCATTTCCATGTGACTCGGCGCGTCGAAAGAAGATTTCCCATTCGGGTCTCCGGGAGTGAATACCTTGCTGCTTACCGTCTCGGCGCCAAGATCGGCCGCCGCGGCGCGCAACTTGTTCTCGCCAATCTGGTCGAGATATTTGATTTGCGCGGTGTAGCGGTTGAGCACGTCATCCCAGAACATTTCCTGTTCTTCTACGGGCAAAAGCCCGGCATAGCTGGCCACGTTTCGCGCCAGCTTCCCGTCTTCCTCCATGTCGTCCAGAATATCTTTGATCGGCGCCAGCTTCCCGTCTTTGTCGACGATCTTGGGATATTGCAGGTCTTTCAGGAACTTGGGATTGTCCGCCAGATATTTGTAAACGACCGCGTCCCCGTACTCGTTGAAAACATCCACCACATTCGTTCCGTGGGAAACCTCGGAGTCCGTGTTGCTGGTCGTATTGGCGTTCAGGCTCGCCATCTTCTTTCCCAGGATGGCGGCCGGCCGCTTCTCCGCCGGCAGAGCCGTTTGAAGCAGCTGGTATCGAGGCAATTCAACCTGACCGGAGCGAAAGATGCGTCCGAGGGTCTGCGTGAACTCGTTGATGTCCAGATGCGGCTGCGCAATGACCATCATGCGCGGACTGTGATTCTTGAACGTCTTGTCTGAGTGCGCGCTGATCCCCGTCGATCCGCTCTGGTTGATGACCAATAGGTGCGTGTCGCCGTTGTTGAAGTCTTTCAGCGCGGCCAGTTGCCCCCTCTTCGTGCTGTCCTCCGGTTCGCGCTCGTAGACCGCGCCGTATTTATCGATACCGGTAGTTCGACCGGTGATTTCGGCCGTCTTGATTCCCTCGTCCTGCACCCGCTGCCGGATATGGTCGATGGGCGAGAGCGGCATGCCGCCAAGATTCAATTGCTTGAGCTCTGCCTCGGCGTCGAGGAAAGCGTCGTTGGCGATGCGGCGGAAGACTTCCGCAGCCACCTCGGGAACGACCACGCCAATTTGTTTCGGTCCTTCATCGGTGCTGATCGTCTCCACCTTAATCAGCTGTGCGACGAGGTTGTCGTCACTGTCGTTTTTAAAGCGCGGATCGGGCTTTCTACCAATGTGGGTGTATTCAGCGGTACCGGCGGATTCGCTGCCCCTCGTCTTCACGCGGCGCAACCCGTTCAATGTTCGCACTAGCAGGCTTCCAAACTCCAGAGTAAGACCTTCCTGGTGCAATCCCTTGATGGGTTGCTCCATGGTATTCTGAACGGCCACGATGACCTTGTGCGACTTTACCGTTCCGTCCTTTGTCTGGTGGCCAACCTTAATCGCCTGGATGGCTTGCTGGGCTGCTGCCTCTGCCTTGATGGCGAAGAGATATTGAGAAACGAAGTTGTGAATCTGGCTGGCGAAATCGGCCGCCTCCATCTTGATGGTGGAGATATCCATTTTTTTGCCGGCCCTCACCATAATGGCGTTCATGGATTTCACCGCGTCCTTTACGCGGTTGCTCATATCCAAGATCGTCCGAAGGCCTCGAGTGTATTCGTTGGCCAACTTTCGATCGCGCTCCTCGGTGTCGGTATTGATGCGAGTCTCAAACGGAACGCCGTCGTAACTGCGTTCCCGCCGAATGTACTGCCCGTCTTGGGCGAGCATCTGGCTCGCCACCTGTTGCATTACCACGCCGCCTCGCTTGAAAACTTCCATTAGGTTTTTCGCGCTTCCGGCCGCCTTGCTCAGATTGGTCTTGAAGTAGAGCGGCATGGAGTCGGGCCGCTTGGCAAAGGTTGCGCTGCTGTAGTAGGCTCGAGCATTGGGATTCTCGAGCATCTTCAGCAGTCGGCCGCCCTGGATGCTTTCGCCGGCAGCGAGATGCGATTCGTCCAGCAGGAAAAGAACGCGATTGCGAGCCACCAGCGCATTCAGCGCGGCCGTTCGCTTTCCAGGAAGCGGAAGGCGGCCGGCGCGCATGGCAGCCCGGCGCTCTTCGGCGGTCTCTCCCTTGGCGAAATCCTTGCCCAGCTGGTGGTAGGAAGTGAAAACCGCATCATGCCCATGCGGCATCTGTCCGTCCTTGGCGATAAGCTCCATGGTCGGATTCATGTCGCGCGTTTTGATTTCCGCATCGGTGATCGGATGCAGGATGTTCAAATTATTGTTCGTGAACAGCGGATTGACCGTCCGGCCGATGTTGTGGAAGTCGCCCAGCATGGCCGAGAAAAGAGCCTCGTCCTTGGTGACGAAGATCGGAAGAAACCCATTGCGTTTGGCGTATTCGATCAATCCGGCCACCACGCGCCCCTTGCCAACACCAGCCATGTCTCCCAGCACCAGCGCGCCCGCGGTCTCGATGTTGTGAATTGCGCTGGCGATGGCGTCCAGCTGCTCGGCCGCGAAGTGTTTGCTGAGGTCGTATCCCTTTTTATACCCCATCTTTTCCCGGGCGTATTCGGCCAGGGGTTTTCCTACCTTGCGCTGAATTTCTTCCAGGGCGTGGCGTTGCGCGTCGGCAATGCCGGCGGGCGTCTCGATGCCGAAAGACGTTCCCTTCGACACGGGAACATACGGCTTGTGAAACTGCGGTTTCTCCTCGTCGCTCTGAGCCTCGAGGGTTACCAGTCCCCGCTGCCCGCTCCCGCCGTGTTCAGCTGCTCCATTCCCCAATCCGCCCTCTGGTCGCTCGGCAGGCTGTTCCACTCCTTCGCTGGAACTAGTTGCGGCTGGTTCTCGAGAAGCTGCTCCAGACTCATCGTTACCTCCTCCACTGTTGGATTCCGCGGGAAATTGAGATGCAGGCCGTTTTTCTCCAGCCCCTCGACGACCGGCCAAAGCTGTTCGGACTCCAGCAAGGCTTTCGCCAAGCTCGTTGCGATGCTTTCCCTCGTCGTATTGGCCTGCTTGGATTCGGTCGTCATCGGTGCGGTTGAGTTCGGAGCGAAGTTCGCTCCACGTGTTCAAAATACGCGGCGGTTCCTGGTTTGGCAACTGGATAGGGGACTTGCCCTTTCCGGCGATCGTGATGATGTCCACCGGCCATCCGGCACCCTGTTTTTTGTAGAGGTCGCCGTTGACGGTGAAATGATCGACTACCTTGTATTGCTCGTAGAGACGCTTGAAGAACTCGCCCCGCTCGCCGCTGGCGTAGTGCTGTCGGCGCGCATTCGGGTCAATGGCTTGCGAACCTCCGATGATTAGCGAGGCGCGGCCATTGGGCGCAAGGTTCTGCAACGTATTCAGGACGATGGCATGGTCGATTTCACGCGTTTCGCCGCCGCCGGCCATAGGGAACATCGTCGCTTGGCCATTCTCGCCCTTGAGCACGCCGAATGGAGGGTTTTCGACAATGCGCGTAAACTCGCCGCTGAATGGTTTGGTCGCGTCCTGGTCGGAGACGTCGAACCCCTGCGCCTTGAGTGCGGCTCGGCGGGTCGGGTCAATCTCGTTCGCCAGGACGTGCGCGGGATCCGCCTCGAGAAGCAGCGCGCCGTTGCCGGCGGTTGGCTCGAGTACGTACGTCTTCTCGTTCACTCCAGCGAGATGGCTTGCCAGGAATCCGAGTGGAATCGGGGTGCTGTATGCCTGGTTGATTTTACTGGCGCTCGTCTTGGCCGTGAGATTCGGCTGCCTGTTGTAGAGCTCAAGAAGGCGGTCGAAGACCTTTCCGGCATCGTGATTCTGGGCGCGTCCCTCCTCTACGATCATGCGGCCACGAATGACGACACCGTGCTCCGCCGCTTCGTCGATCTGCTTCACAGTAAGACCTGGATGCTTCGCGGCGAGCTTTCCGAGGTCGTTTCTGTTGAGCGGGCCGTCTTTCAGTGCATCGGCCACGACGCTCGCGAGTCCCATGGCTGGCTTAATCTTTTCTGGCTTTTTCGACGGTTGGCTTAATTCGCCAGGCTCGTAGATGCTCTTCCAATCCGGCTCAGACGGCCCATCGGCACCGATGCCCTTCATGAAGAACCAGAACGATTGCGAGTAACCCTTGGCCTTCTCGCTGATGCGCCCCAGCGTTGTTGCGAGGTCTTCGGGCGATTTGATGCCGAGGCCTTCCAGCTTTTGCGCCATGGTGATGGCGTCCGCCATGCGCTCGGGCGGCAGCTTGGACGTGTAACCTGCTTCGGGGTTGGCTGCGTATAGATTGAATTGCGGGGTCTGCTCCTTCCATGCTTCGGGAATCGGCATGGTGTGGATGGGAGCCTTCCCGAAGTCTGGATTTTCAGCACGGTCAAGATGATCGCCCATTTCCATCTTTTCAGGATTGAGCTTATCAATCTGTCCGCGCTCCACCTTGCCGCCAACCTTCTCAGCCAGCTTGTTCGCAATGCGCGGAAGCATCACGTCGTAAAGGCTCTTCAGTCCTTCGCCTCCAACTTTGAGATCGGTGTTAGAATACGTCTGGGTTTTACCTTCTTGCGCGACGATTTTCTGTGCCAATTCCTTTCCGACAATGGCTTCTAGTTCAGACGGTGTTTGATCCGTGACATGAATTATCGGTTCGCTGTCGTTCCCTTTTTTGAACGCTTGGACATGGAATTGATTTTGGATACTCGACTTTGAGGCAACGATTTTGGATATGGTATTGCTCAAGTCATACCGCTCCGTCTGCTGCTCGCCGGTAGTCCACCCAATCGCATCCGCGCCCTGGTCGATCGCGTCGCGGATAGCCCGCTTCATGCCAATCTCATAGATGCGCTTGCGCAGTGGTTCAGGCATCTTCTGTTGCTCGGCCGCGCTCGGTCCCTGTATTTCCTCGATGAAGTAGGTTCGGCGCCCTTGGGAGTCCTCGCGGATGTTGCGGCGGATGCGGACAATCGGGTTGGCGATGTCGTTGTATTGGCTGTGCCCGTCGTGCCAGTTCTCCGACGAATCGCGCTCGTTTCCACGAACCTGAATTTTAGAAAGCCTGTCCGCTTCCTTCAATTCTTCATCCATCCATCTGCCGCGCTTGGTTGCGGATTCTACAAGCGCCTTAAGCTTCGACTGCGCCTCTGCGTGAGTGAGTCCGCTAGATGGCCACGTCACGAACTGCTCGCGGTAGCTGCCAGGTTCGGCGCCGGGGAGTTGGTATTGCGAGAAGCTGGCAGGCGTCCCGCGCGTAACTATTCCGCCAGCACCATCATCCATCGGCCTGCCATTCGCATCCAATACTCGCTGCTCTCCGCCCATCATAACATCCTGCACCTTGGCCTGTCGCTCAAGCGAGTAGTCCGTCAGTTCACTCTTGGTAACGCGCGAATCATCGGGCTTGCCGACGAGCGGGCTCAATGGGTCATCCAAAAGCCCCTGCTGCTTGATCTCGTCGGGTTTCGCGCCCTTTAGGATCGCCGCCCGCGCCTGCCCTACGGTCATCGTCGACTGCGGCAAGCTCTGGATGGTCTTGGTCAGCTTCGAAATGAAAACGGGCTTCTCTTCGTCTGGGTTGGCTGCGAACAGGTCGCCGAATCCCTTTTTTAGCTCGTCGGCCGCCTGGTCGAATTTGTCGCCCTGCTTTTTGCTGGCGATTTTCTTTTCCCGCTTATTGATGCGTTTCAGTTCGGCGTTTTGATGCGCCAAAATCTCATCATCCATCTCTGGACGCGAGGGCTCGAGTTCGCGCTTTTTGTAGCGTCCCAGCTTCTCCTCGATGCCGTTTAGTAATTCGCGCACGTCCTTAGACAGAGTCCCCAGCTTTTCCCGCAGCCACTTCAAAAGGTTGTCCAGGAACTTGTAGCTGGATTCAGTGAGGTTTTCCGGGCCCTCGAGAAGCACTCGCGCCGCCTCGGCCGCGCGCTGGAATTCGTTCAGCCCTTCCCATTCCGGACCATAGATTTCACCGGTCTTCTCCATCAGTTCCTTGTCTCCGTTGAGACTGAGCAGCCGTTGCATGTTGGCCGTGCTTTCCTTGGCGTACTTCACGGTGCCAAGGTGGATAATTTCGTGCGCTACGGCTCGCTTCACCCACTTGGATGCCTCTTCCTTTCCGAGTTTGGAGACCGCCGCGGCAAATTTCTCTTTGTCGATGACGATACGTCCGCTGTTGGAGTCGGTGATGATTCCGCTTTTTGCCGGCGTCTCTCGGAAAATGAATTCGTCCGGGTGCCCAAGGGCATCCAGTTCGGATTTGTGCAGCTTCAGCGCGGCATTGGCCAGTGCTACCGCGTAGTTTTTCTGTCCCTCGGTCGGTTTTTCCTCTGCCTCTGCCTTGGCCTTTTCAATCGCGGCATTTCGCTCTTTCTCCGTGGAGATTTGTTTCTCCTTCTGGAATTTATCGCGAGTCTCCTGCAGCTTCGCCTTGGCCTTTTCGGGTGTCAGTTCGGCATCGGACAGTGAGAAGTTTCCGCCGGTCTTTTCGTCTTTGAAAGCGTGCAACCCTTGGTCGCCTTTACCTTGGTATGTCGCTCCGATTTCCTTGGCGATCGACTCTGGATTGACGTTAGATGAATTTATGGCACTATTCGGCTCATGGGACGCCCTTCCACTGGTGGACACATCCGCCGATTTCCTCGCCATAATACTTCCTATCGCCTTATAAGCGTCGTCGTTGACGGTGTCAGGCGACAACGGTTTGAACACCGAATTGTTATGGAGAAAGCTCTTGGAAGAAAGCTCTCCTCCAAGGAGGTCGTTCACCATCGCGACGGGAATGGACTTAACAACTCCATCGGAAATCTTGAGATCATTTCCCAGCGGGAGCATGTTCAAATTCACCGGTTCGGACGACTTCGATGGCCGCTGGATGAGGCCATTGAGCTTCGCAAGCAGGGATTTACCATCGCTGCGATTGCTGCCCGATACAAAGTGACCTACGCCAGCATCCAGCGCGCTTTTAAGCGCAGAGGACTCCTCGGGCGTTACGTGAAGACCGTTCGCATTCGAGACGCTGCCACCGGAAGGATTCTCGGCAGGAAGACGCTCCCCGCGTGATCTCTGCACGCGAGTCGACATTGCCCACTGCTTGAACATCTCAAGCGAAGGAAATTCCGCGATGCTATGAATGCCGGGAACCTTCGAGTAATTCGATGCGTAAAGCTCGTGCGCTTCCTTTTTTGATCCTACGCCGATTACGGCCTTCGCCTCGTCGTATGTTCCATCCGGTTTATTTTGGTTCACGACAAACACGGGCCCCTTGTAGTCCAAGGGCGTGCCGGGCTTGATGAAGGTATCGATGTGGTCGCCGTCGTTTCCTTCCGTTCCGCGGATGTAGCCGTAGTGCGCCGTGAGCGGCGGCCACTCCGGGCGCCGACTGCTGCCGGCCGGGTTCTCGATCGAAATATCCATACCGCCAAGGCGCAGATGCCCCTTGGCGTAGTTTCCGGCCTTCTTTTGCCCCTCGGTGGGGTGCTCGAGTTCGTTCTTGGTCGAGGTTGCGGCTTCGTGCGCCGCCTGGTCTACGGTTTCTTTCGGCGCCGTGGCGGATGCGCCAGTCGCTCCAGTGGATTGTTGCTGACGTGCTCCGGAAGGCTGCTGGGATCCGGCGTTTCCTTGGCCCACTTCTCCGCCTTGTCCTTCATTTCCTGCCCCAGTGCTCCCGAGAACGCTGCTCTCATTTGCGCTTTGCTCTTGAACGGCATTACCTGGTCCTTTCGTTGGTTGCTGGCCTCGAGGTGCCGCCCCCTGTGGCTCCGTAGTGACATTCGTGGGCGGCACCTCTTCTTGGTTTTCTACGGACGGCGATTTACCGATGGCCCGAACGATATCGTCATTGTTCAGTCCCAGTTTGGTAAGTTTGTCGGTCGCCTCGGCGTGCGACATCGTTCCGGCCATGACAGCCTTTTGAATTGCCTCCTTGCCTTCCACTTCTGGCGATGGCGGCTGCTGTTGCGTTCCCGTAGTTTCCGCGGCCGGCCCGCCAACGGCAGGCGTAGTCGGCTCGGGCTGACCTCCGCCGCCGGACTCTCCCGGATTGGTCTCGATCTTGGCCGTGGTCAACGGAGTTCCTTCGCGCTTCCCAAATTCCGGGATGAATGCCTGCTTGGCGGTGATGCCCTTGATGGTCGACGAATCAAATTGGCCGGTGGCCTTCATCTGCTTCGCCTGCTCGCCGATGGCATTGAATACCGCCTGTTCGGTCTTCGAAAGAGGCGCGGAATTGGTATTGGCCGCCTGGTTGCTGTCCAGACCCATCTTATTGAAGGCCTCGGCTACCTGCTGCGGAGTCAGTTCCGCATCCAATGGTACGCCCACCATGTTGCGCATCTGGGCGCGCGTGAACATGCTGGCGATGTCCTGGCTGGAGTAGTCCTTGAACTTGATGTTGTGCCCGGCGGTGATGATGCCGAGTGCGATGTTCGTCGCCATGCTCTTCAGTGTCGGACTCTGCACCTGGTCATGCTGGATACCCAGCTGATCGGCCAAAGCATTGCTGGCGTAGTCGAACAGCGGGCGAATCGCTCCCTCGAATACTGCGCCGCCGGCCGCGCCGCCGGCCGCGATCTTGCCAACCAGCTTCGCCGCCGCGACCGTTCCGCCCACTTGTTTTGCGATCTGGGCGGCCTTGTAGACGTTGCTCACCGCTTCCGGCGCGTTGGCGCTCATGCCTACCAGTTCACCGGCCGCATCAAACATCGGATGCAGCTGCGCAGACGAGTTGAGGCTCTTGATGGTGTCCGAGTAGTCGGCCAGCTTGTCCAAGGCCTTACGCGCGGCAAAGGCGGCAATGGTGCCCGTGGTCAGGCCGCCAAGTGCGCCGCCAATGAGTTCCGGTATGCCGGTCTCGCCTGCTCCTGGAATCGCAGCGCCGGCCGCCGCTCCAAGTTTCGCTCCCGGTATGGATCCAGCCCAGAAAGCCGCTCCAATTCCGCCGCCATGCAGCAAGGCTTTCAACTCCTGCGCGCCGCCGGCGGCCTGCTGCAGGGCTTGATACTTGTCCTGCGCTGCCTGGAAGTCGGGCAAATGTTGCTGCGCCCACTCCGGAGACACCAGATGATCATTTACGGCCTGACGAAGACCATCCGCCATGTTCTGCGGCTGGAAGTGAACCCCGCTGGCATCATCGTAGGTGTACGGCTTGTTGCCCGCCCGTGCATCGGTCAAAGCCTTGTTCAGCTGGTCAATTTGCTCCGGAGCAAGCGCCGGACTCGAACCGGCCGCACTGGGATTATGAGCCCCAAGCGTATCCTGATCTTGCCCCGGAGGAGGTAGCGCCCCAAAATCTTGCGCGCGACCTACGGCCACGTCCGCGCGCTGGTGTAAAAGGTTAGACTGCTGGGCGGTCTGCTGGTCGATATGCTGCGACCGCTCGGCAATCAAATCCTTCAGGCTGCTCATCTGGTCGAGCAGCTGATGAGCCTTTGCCTTCTGCTGGTCGTAGCCATTGCGCAGAATAGTGGCTTGCGGAGAGAAATCGCCGGATCCAAACCAGCCCGACTTTTCATTCGCCTCTGGTGCCGCGTAGAGGTCGTTAAAATGGCTGTCGATCGCTTTATGGGCGTCGTCGAGCGAGGTGTCGTCCGGCTGGTTCTGGAGGGACGGCACCATGCCGAAAAGCCCCTTCTGCATCGCCTTGTATTGAGTCTGGTCGCGATGCAGCTGGCGCTCGTCCACGGTCAGCTGTCGACCGAGGGCCTCGGAGGCATCCTTTACGGCCTTCTGCTTTTCCTGTTCGAGCGCGGCCGCGGTGGCCTGCTCGTCCTGGCCGAGATATTTCCACCCCAATCCCTTTCGAATTCGGTATTTAGCGCCCGTGTCTTGATCGATCGTAGTTGGGACATCCTTGAAGGCATCCTCCACGGCCGGCGCGCCGCCATACTCGTTGGGAGTTACCTGCACCGGGTTACCCTGGCTGTCGTATCCGACATTCGCCGCCTTATTGTAGTGCGAGACCGGTGTTCCGGTCGCGTCTGTTACCGGCTGGACGTTCCCCTTGTCGTCGGTGTAGATCGCATTCCCCTGCGCGGCAAGGTCGCGGCCCTTCATCCGGTTTACCGTCTGCTGCGCTTGCTGCTGAACGCGTTGCGTGGATACCTGGCGTTCCTCTGTCTGGAACGGGGTTTCGCCGGGAAGCGGAGGATTGGACGCGTAATCGCGCTCCACATCGCCTACTTCACCCGGCACATTGAGCAGCGCGTCGAGTGGGTTGTTCGAGTCCATTGATTAAACGCCGTCGTTGACGGAGGTGTCCGTGAGCCGCTTTTTGAATTCCGCATCCTGCGGACTGGTGGCGAATCGATCCAATGGGTTCTCCTGCATCGAGGTAGTTCCCAAGGGAGTCGGCGCCGCGGTGTTCTCGCCAAACAAAATCGTGCCCGGCGATCCATACTCTGGATTCCCCTTGTCCATCTCTTCCTTCTGCTGCGGTAGACTTTGCGGGGCCGGCTGCGCATTGATCTGCTGCGCGCGCTGCGCGTCGGAGGCATCTTTCTGCTTCGCCTGAAATGCGGCATCCTGCGCGGCCACATCCGACATTTGTTTCGCCTTTGCCTGCTCTGCTGCTTTCAGCTGATCGGCTCCGGTAATGGGCGGCTCCTGCGCGGCATTCGAGGATCCCATCAACTCCGCCGGGTTGATTCCGGCGAAGGGAGATTGAGGAGCGGTCGCATTCGCGGCGGCGGCCGGCGCGGCCGGCATGTCGGACAACGAATCGAAGAAGGATCCGTGCTGCGGGCTGCTGCTGGCTCCTGTTCCGGCCGATGGGCTTGCGGTTTGGACGTCTGCCGGATGCACAAAACGAACGCCATTCTCGCCGCCTGGGGTGCCGTATTTCTCCGCGATCTTCGCGCCGCCCATGGTGTCGTAACGAGGATCGTATTCGATTGCCTCGGTCGTGCGACGATCGCCGCCGGGGGTGCGCGCCGTGCCTTCGCCGGTCTGCAACGTCTTTTGACCGAGCACGCGCTCTCCGCGGTAGTCGAAAGCACCAGCCCCAGTGTCCGTGACTTCGCCGGTACTCGGCGCCGGGTTTTCCCGAAGCCACTGTGCGCGCTGTTGCGGCGTCCACGTCTGCCATTGTCCGCCGGTACGCGCGTGCATCACCTGATCGAAGGTAGGAGACACTCCCACCTCTCGGGGCCCGCTGTGGGTTTGCACCGTGGAGACCAGGCCGGCGCCTGTCTGGGTGACGTGCGGATTCATCCCATTGGGAAAAGGGATGGCATCGACCGCTTTTTCCAGCGGGGTTCGCTCACTTCCAGGAGTGTTCACGGCCGGGGAGCGCAATGGCGTCTGACCCGGAGACGTTCCCGGAACCGGGATACCCGTTACCGCTCCTGCCATGGCGTTGCCGGCGTTCTGCACGGCTGCCGATACCTTTCCGGCGGAATTGGTGTTAGGCGTCGCGCTGGTCGCCTGTGACGAAATTCGGCGTTGTTGCGCCTGGGCAATTCCGTCCATCCGAATGGTGGCATCGGCGATATCCTTGGCGGACATTTCGCCGTGAACTACGGGAAGAGCGGACTCCATGGCGCCGTTTTTGATGAGATTGGCCCGCTGATTTCGCAAGGCGGCCACCAATTCGGCGCGATGCTGCTCCTGCTGCATCTGGTGTGCCGCGGCCTTCTCCGTGGCCAGATTGCTCATCACAGTTCCCGCGCTGGGCGGGCCGTAGGGTGCGTAGGGGCGGCTCATGTCTCCCGTATTTGGGAAACCTTCGTCAAAGTCAAGTGAACGCCGCCAGTCCAAGCCCGCTGCGTAAAGAAATGTCGCCTGCGTCGGTATCGGAATGCAGAGAAGTGAAGACCGCCGGCGGCATGTACATGGTGGCCCGCTCGATATTTGCCAGTCCGATGCCGATACCCATCACCCAATCGTCATGGCACCCGGGCTTCGCTTCTGCGCGGCCGCGGTCGGTCACGATGAAGGTCTTCAGTTCCACGATTGCCGGCATAAATTCGCAGTCCAAGGCGTCCTCGGAGACGTAATTCGTGATCGCGTTCACCACGATTGGACGCGTGTCTTTGTTCGTCTCCCATCCGATGACATTGATTCTCTCGTTGGGGTGGACATTGTCCATCTTCTCGCGCTGGTAGATGCGGCACCCGGCGCGGCGAAGCTCGTTGAGCATTCCAAGCCCGTTGCCGGTCTCGGGAATAATCTCGCACCCCCCATACCAGTCCAAAAGCATGCGCATGCGCTCCGCATAAAGTGCGTCGTCCCACCGGCATCCGGTCGGAACATCGATCGCCGCCACGAGGCGCGGCTTTCGCCACCGGCCGCGATCGTCGAAGTAACCTTGCCGCAGGATTCCGCCAGCGTGCGCGTCTGGGAACAGGCTGCCCTCGCTCTGCTCGCCCTGGCACGGATCCAGGAACGCGATGTAGGAGCAGCCGGCGGCTGGCCGCTCTTTCACCCAGAGCCAATTATCCGAGTCTCCTCGAGGCATGAAATTGATGCCGCCGCGCTCGCCCTTCTCGAGTACACCGGTTTCTGCGATTCCGTAGGAAACGCGCGCCACCTTTTCCCACCGTGAGAGCACGTCGAGATTGAATTTTGGCCGGCCCGACGCAAGGAAGCAGCTTTCGGCGTCTTCCGGGAAATCCTGGTCGAACATACGCACATCGTTGGCGCAGTCCTTTTTGATCTTCATGCGGCGCCAGGCGATTTGCTCTGGTGACCAGTTGTAAAGGTCGATACCGCGGCGCTCGCGGTGGTCAAGATCGGAAGAAAAGTAGTCGGCGTTGTCCGCCGTGCGCGCCAGCTTGTGCTCCGGGAAGTAGAACCAGGCTGCGAAGACCTTGATCCAGCCATTTCCAACGACACCCTTCTTTCGCTGCTCAAGCGTCACGGCGTCCTGCCACGTCTCGTAGAACCAGCCTGATGCGCCTTCAGCCGTGCTCTCCGCCGCGCAAAGGGTATTGGGTTTGTCCGGGAGAGAGTTGAGAACGGCGGTGATGACCTTCTTGTCCCGCCCGCTGTTCTTCATGTAGCGGGCCGCCTCGGTCAACCACACAATTTGCCGGGTGCCAGAGATACCGGCTTTCGGATCGAGCGCGGTGTCGTGCTCCACGACTGCCTCGCTTCCATCGTCCATCTGGAAAACAATCTTTTCCGTGTTCGATTTGATGATGGCCGTGTCCCACTGGAAATTATCGTGCTTGGGGATGTCCTGGAACATTTGCCAAACCTTTTCCGTCCGCTTGGCCACGTCCCCCATCATAATCATGTCGAACTTGAACCGCCGGATGTGGTGATAACATACCGCGGCGCAGTAAGTAGAGCATCCAACCTGGCGCGGCTTCAGGATGATGAGCCGAATCGGGATGCTATTATCTAGGCAATACTGGTAGGCATCGGAGATTGAGAATTGCAGGATGTTAGGAATCGGAGTTCTCCACACGTGCTCCTTATCCTCTATCTCCGTGAATCCTGCGAAGTGCACCAGCGGGCTGTTGCGCACCATCTCGATGCCGATTTCCGCAGTCATGTCCGGAATTTTCGGCGCCTCCACCTCCGGTATATTCATCGAGGGAAATCGCCGGCCGCCTTTGAACTCGTGCCAGTTCTTTCGCATCCATTCATCCAGTCCTTTGCCTGGCCGGTATTGGCAATTCGTCAAGAGCTCGAATTCATCGGCCGCTTCATCAAAGGAGGCGGCAGTGATTCGATACAGCACCTTGGCAAGAAAGAGAATTGCCAGCGTTGGGGCCCGGCTTTCTCCCTGGTTGCAGTGGATGAGGATTTTCCGGCCTTCCTCCCACGCGTGCCGCATGAATTCTATGAAGGAGTCGAACATTTCACGCTGAAAGAGCGGAGTGCTCGGATCGATCATGTTCAAAAACAGGTCGTTCCCCTCGCGATAGGCGAGATAATTTGAGGAGCTCGAGTCGGGCCGGCTGCCACACTTGGAGGCATGGCACGGATGCTTGCAAGCATGCACCACGCTCCACTCTGGGTTACCCTCTACGGCTTTGCAGTCCTCGAGCGAGCCGACGTAGAGGTTATCGATTACCCGGCAACGGGGCATCCGATTACGCCGATTTGGCCGGCGTATCGAAGAGCGTCCACGTGTCCGCCGCGGTGCAGACCGCGCGCACGCCCTTGCTGGCCAGCAACGTCACCGAGGCATCAGCGGATCCGCCGTTGATCGTTCCTCCGGTGGCCGGATAAATCTTGCAGTTGGTCGCCGATGTATTGATGACCAGGAAGTCATAACCTGTAACGCCGGTCGGAAGCTTCACTCCCTTGGCTGCCGAGTCACTGCTGACCGTCTGAATATCCTTGGCAACGAGTGCCGCGGCATCGGTGGTAGTGGATCCAGCGGCGGCCACGGGAGTTGCGACCGTGGCGCCCTTGATAGTAACTCCGCCGAGGGTGTTGGCGCCGGTCGAGGTTTTGAAAGTGCCGGTCGAGGCACTGAAATCGTTGGAGGCGGATCCGGTTGCCGTCAGGCCGCTGGTTATGATGGGCCCGGTAAGGGGAAGCCCGCTGGCGTTGGAGATACCATCGGTGCGCTGCCAGGTGCTGGCCGCGACCTTGACGTAGCTGATGACCTGGTTTACCGCGAGACTCGAGGGAGTCAGGCCGTTGACGGTCAACCCGCTGGCCGAAAGCGTCAGCGCCGTGATGATGTGGCTGCTGACCACGGAGAGACGTTGACCGATGCGCGAATTTGCGTTCGTGGGGAAGGCGACCGTGAGCGCGGCCAGGGTGCCGGCGGGCGTCAGGTTGAGCAACTCGTCAGCCTTGGCCGTTCCAAAGGAGACCGTGCCGCCCGTGGTGGGACTCGAGGTGGTAACCACTTGCACATTGCCCAGACTGCCGCTCGGAGTCACGAAAGCGCCATTGTCATCGATGTAGGCCACCACGGCGCCCGTCTTCGGGTGAATGAGGGCGACGCTCAGAACCGAAGCGGAAACTTCGATCGGCGGAAGTCCGAGTTTGATGCGGATGGCGTCGGCTACTGCGCGGAGATTCAAAATGCTCATAGGAAAGAAGTGGGTGCTTCGGGTTCGTTCCCGCTATTTGTCAAACGCCGTTTCGGCGCAAGAAAATTCTCACTCCAACATTTTCAACGCCTCGATCGATTCCATTTTAACGCACCGGACGCAGCCGCGGCGGAAGGTGCTGGAAGTCTCCTTGCGATGGTCTTCCGGGTGGCAAACAACGCCGGTAATAATCTCGTGAGTAGCCAGGCCGCCGCGGCAATCGTCGCGCAGATGACACGCAGATGCGAAGTTTGATGAAACCGGCTGAACCTTGATGAAGGTGATTGGGAATGGCGAAGTCATAGGCGATGGTCTACGCGCAATTCCTCATCCTGGTCAAACAAAAGGGCACCGGGATGAACCGGTGCCCTTTCAATGTTGATGACGAATCCGACTACTGATTCGCCGGCGGCTGAGTCGGCGGCTGTGCGGGCGGCGCCGAAGTATCGGGCGAGTCGGGCGCGGGGGATGCCGCGGTATTCGCTGCCGGATCGGATTCGCCAGCGGGCGCCGCCGGCTGCTGCTGCTCGACGGGCGGCGCGGTGTCCACCGGCTGCGGAGTCGGCGCGGGTTGGCCGGCGGTCTGCACGGACACCGCGGTCGCACCAGTCGGCGGGATCGTCGTGGCCGTCTCGTTCACCACGGGATTGCCGGCGGCCGGTTCCTGCGGCTGCTCGACCGGAGCGGATTCGATGACCGGCGCGGGATTGGCGAGCGTGAAGTCGACATAGTATTTCTCGCCCTGCTTGATCTTGCCGAACAGCGCGGGATTGTTGCAACTGATCTCGAAGTTACCGCTGGGACTCCACTTCGCGAAATCGTTATCTTCATCCGTGCCGTCCTCCGGGTAACCGTGCTGCACCTTGTCTCCGCCAACGCATGTCATCTGGTAACTCTCGCAGACAATTTGGCTCAGTGTCGGATCGGCGCCGCCCTTATCGGTGCCATACGACTTGACTCCAGTCACCAGCATCTTGCAGCGCATGGATGGAGCGGCGATCTTGGTGGCGAGGTCGACGGAGACGGGAATGTTGACTTCCGAGTAACCTTTCTCGAATGCGTCCGCCGGGCTGTAACTAACATACCCGTTTTCGTATTCCACGAGATAGCCGCCAAGTTCCGGCGCGAAATGTTTCATCCAGTCCAGGCCGACGACAGCCAGCGCGCCGTCAGCGCCAAGGAGGGACAACTCGGTGCGGCCGGTAGCATCGCTGTTGATGCTCGTGATCTTGGCACCACGGACGATCTTGTGCGACTGGTACCGCGGCATATCCGGCAGGGCTCGCACGGCGGCCTGCGCGGCATCCGGCTGTGACACCGATTCCGCAACCTGCGACGCAACCGGCTGGACGGAAAGGTTATCCTGGCCGAGGTCGTGCAGGGGCCCGTGAGACGGAGTCAGGGTGTCCGCGGCATTGGCGAGTTTGACGAGGCCGAGATTCCCTTGCTGGTCGATCGTCACGGTGTCGCCGGGTTGCGGGTTGTGCGCGGCGGCGAAGCCGAGCGGGACGCTGATCTTGGAGAGGCGCGGATTCTCGGGGTGAACGTCGATGCCGCCGCCGGGGACGGCGCTCGGTTGGGTGCCCTTGATCTTGAACACGCTCACAATCTTCTGCTCGAGATTGTGGAACATGGTGGGCAGGCTGCCCCAGGCGATGCCGATATTGAAGCGCGGCTTGGGGGCCGGCGCGGTGTTGACGGTGGAGGACGACGGTGCGGAGGAGTTGGTAGGTTCCATGGCCGGTCACTGCAACATATCCTCCGCAACGGTGTCAATGCTGCTCACCGGCCGGAATCGAACCGAGGGCTCCTTAGCCGGGCGTTGAACCCGGTTCCGTGCATCACTGCAAGGTGGCTGGAGTTTCCAAACTCCCTCGATGAGCAAGGCGCCACGGGCGGCCGAGTGAAACACTCCCGAAACCGGTCTCTCGACGAGCACAAGTATCCAGAGATTATCATCTGCCGGCCGCCACGTGACACCAGCATCCCTACCCCGTCTCCCGGCATCCGCGCAACAAAAAACCGGCCGGCACCCCTAAAGGCACCGGCCGGTCGCACGAGCAATGACAAAACCCGGGGTACCAAACCTGGTCGGCATCGCTTCTGCCACCTCCCACCCCACCAGTCAAACTTTTCCTCGCGTAGCGTCCGCAAAATTTTTCGAAATTCCAGTATCCGGCCACCGGTTTCCGCCTCTCTCCACCACAAAAACGCCCTCCTTTTCTCTGTATCCGGCCACTTGTCGCCCATTGGGCGACAGCACACCATCGCCGCCTTGCAACGGACACTTGTTCCTGCCACCTTGCTGCCTGTATCCGGCCGGCGTCCCTGTCCCGCTAATCAGGGCTCGCGCTGCAAATGGCTCGGTGTGGCAATGGAGACCATCGCCCTATCGGCGCCTTGGTCTGGGAAACCGATGGTTGTGCATCGGAATCCCAGTCACGGCCGGCCGGATACCACTGCGTCCAGCGACCGGTATCAGGGTAACATCCGCTCGTGCGAGGCTCCGATGCGGGAGAGGGCATTGGATTATGGCCGCCAATACGAGTTGAGGGGTGCCGGGTGGGGTAGCGACCCTCCGCCCCGACCATCCCTCCCGGCGACCGGCCGCCGGCTGCAGCTGTCGCCCAATGGGCGACACGGCCGCCGGTTGCCGGCATCCAGATGCAAGTTGGTTGCATCTTTGTGGGTCAAAAGGCGGGTTTTGCCGCATCCATATGCAAGTTACTTGCATCACGGCTGCTGGTGATGCGTGGCCCGGGCATCGAACAGGGCCTTGAGCGTGCCGGCGACCACGGCCGCCACGGTCTCGGCAGCGACCGGCTGCCGGCCGGCGGCCCGGCGGCTGGCTTCCGGCGTCTCCGGGGCATCGATCTTGCCGCGGAGCTTGAGCAGGAGCTCGGCATCCTTGGTGTTGCGCACCCGTTTGTAGCCTACGAGTAGGCCACCTTGGTAGACGGGAGCGGTGTCGCCGATGGTTGCGCCTCTGAAGACGGCCGCTTCGACCAGGTCCGTCGCGTGGGCGACCGCATCCGCCGAGGCGCGGGCGAACTCCGGGCTGGCCGCCTGGGCATTCTCCACGCTTTGCCGGCTCACGTTCACCTTCCGGCAGGCCAAAGCGATCACTCCGCCGTATTCCATCAGCGCCAGGACGTAGCGCGCCTGCCACTGCGGCAGCCGTTGCAGCTGGTCGCCCAGAGATTCCGGCGGTCTCGCGCGCGCAAGCGGCTCAGAGGAAGCCGGGGCGTAGCCCGCGATGGCCAAAGGCTCCGCCTGCTGCTGCTCCGGATGCTCCGCCGATTGCCCGTGCTCCGGCTCCCTGATATCGGCTACAGTCGGTTGCTCCTGATTCGCTGTTGCCCGTTCCCTGATACCTTCCGGATGCTGTTCATGCTCTGCTGGCTGTGGAGGGTGATCTGGCTGGCATTTTGAGATGATGTCGGCTTTTTCGTCGTTGAGTGGGTCGGGTTCGTAGGCGTCCTCTAGGGCTTCGTCGAGAGGGTAGGGCGGGGGTTTTGGGACGAGAGTGGGGTCGTAGCCTTCTTCTATCGCTCTTTCGCGCTTGGATTTGCGGCGGCTGGTTTGGGCGGGAGTCGTGTCGGCTTCGTAGTCGCCGTTGGATTGGTCGTAGTCGGTATCGCTCATAGGTCGGAGGGGTTGAGGATGGCGCGGTATCCGTGGAATCCGCAGGCTGGGCAGTGGACGTGGCCGGGTTCTGGGTGCTCGAGGAGGGCGCAGCCGTTGGGGCAGACTCCGTCCTCTTCTCTGGTGCGGCTGCGGACGTAAGCGCGAAGATCGGCAATTGCGGCGGCAAGGTGAGGGGCTGGCGGATAGACTAGGTGGGGCGAGGCGTCCAGTTCCTCGATCGCTTTTAGCATCCACCGGGCGTGGGCGCCGGATTCGTGGCACTGGAGGCAGACGGGATAACGGTTCTCGGGCTCGTCGGTGTGTCCGTGAGTTCCCATCACCTCTCTGATTTGGTCGCAGACTACGCACGGTTTCTTCTCGGATTTGTCGCTCATGTCAGGGTTTCTATGTATAAAATTTCGCGTTTAAATGCCCGTGGTACGGACTCTGATGCTTTGTTGGGTGCCCTAAAATACCTTGCATTCCGTACTGGTATTGTGTTCTTTTACTCTGGAGAGTGTCATTCGTGAAACCCGTTTTCCGAATGGTAACATAGCGGACACCCGCTTGATTTCGGAAAATGTTTCCGATTTGAGCCCGGCAGCCACTTTTGGCGACCGCCGGGCCGTGAATTACGGCATCTCGTCGCCGTCGTTGTCGCTGGGCGCGGCGGGTGCGCCGCCAGGCTGCGCGGGCTGCATCGGCATCTGCGGCTTGGTGCCGCCTCGATCGTTGCCGCCTGCCGGTTTCTGCATCGGTGGCCGGCGATGCGGCGGCGCCGAGTGGCTCTTGCCGCCTTGCGTGTGTGGCCAGGGGTTGGACTGTGACATGTGGTGGTCTCTCTTTCTAGCGGACGGATCCGCGGTTTACTTGCTGTGGTTCCAGCCCTTTGCGTTGCGGGCGAAGTTCGCGCGCTTCCGCACGGCTGGGTCTGAACTGTGAAGCGCTTGCTCGAGTTTCTGCGCCGGAATCGGCTGCCCCTGCGGCGTGCCGGTGTCGCGGTGCAGTTCCCCTTTGTGCGCCGGGTTGATGTGGATGCCCGATTTCTTCGGGCCGGTGTGTGGCCAGTGTGCCATTTTCAATCACCTCCTTCGGCTTCGTCTTTGAGACGCTCAAAGCAGTCGATGCACGCGTACGCATCGGTGATCGGCACGTGTTCCCCCATCGCCTCGCCACCGCATACCACTTCGACATGCTCCTCGAAAGGCTCGATACGGGAGTCGGGAAGCCCCAGCTGCAGGCAGCGGAAGCACATCCGCGGCTCGGGCGAGCGGACCAGGTCCATCCGCAACAGCTGCGTGCTCATTTAACCGATCCTCCAGAAGCTCTCGTCTAAATTCACTGGCTCGCCAGCCTTAACGATTCGAAGCCCGGCACGAAGAAACCGTCTGCCCTCCTCGATTTTTTCCCAAGGCGTGGTGTCGATGGCCGCCGGTACCGTGATGATGCCGCGCCAGAGGTTCAGGAGTCGGAGGAATGTGTGCATGGCGCGAAGCATGCCCGCACATAGCTCCATAGTCCAGTCCACGCTTCCTCCTCGGCGTGGCGATCGCACCGGCCGGCGATGAGTAATGCCGCCATCGCGTAACGGCTCGCCTCCCACTCGACGAGCACCCGCACCGGGCGCGCCAGGAATGGCCAGTTTCCTACCCGCTCGTGGATCCGCCAGATGCGCGTCCGCTCCCGCTGCTGCCACTCATGGGCGCGCTCGTGAGCCAGCTGGTAGGGACTGGCGTCCGGCGGGAGAGTGATCTGCTGCGTCTGCGGGTCGTAGCTGGGCTGCATGCCGCCGCTATTTGTCAGGGGCGAAAAAAAATCAAAATAATTCGTGACATACGCGAGGCTTAGGTTATTCGTATCAGTGCCAAGCAATCACACGACCATGACTATTCTGCTCGAATACCTCAATGCGGACGGCTCTGTCCGCTCCGCTCACATCATCCACGTCTCGGAGCTCTCCGAGTGGGAGAATACCACATCCAATCACTATCAATGCACCTATCTCGCTAACTAACACTATGCCAAGCACCAACAACAACCCTGACGCTGCTCGCGATGCAGAGCTCCCATTGCCACCGGATCCCGAAAACCTAAACGACGACCGCGCAGGATGGGCGCAGGCTGCCATTGCTTCGTTCATCGACAAGACGAAATCGGATGACTGCGACGCAATTAGCGATCTGCTCGCCGATATCGCACATTACTGCGACCGCAACGGATTCGACATGAAGGAGGAATTGCGGCGCGCCGCCTTCCACTATCACGCTGAAACGGATGGGGAGGGTAAACAGCTTCTTGTTGAATCGCAGGAAGAGCCTCGTGCTTCCAATGTGGATACTTCGGAACTCACGCTGGAATGCTTACTGCGCGAAGGGAAGGGCGAAATATCCTCACCGTTCCTTAACAATGATGCGCCAAAGGTGGAATGGACTTCCACCGATGCGCACAACACCTCTGGCATGCTGAACAAGCTGCAAGGATGGTTGCGGCGGTTCTCGGTCAAATGCTCCGTCGAAGTTACCTGCCTTCACATCCCAACCGCTCTCGGAGGTTGTTGGAAAGTGGGCGACGCTAATGACAATTGGGGAATGGATTTCTACGAAGACGAGACCGATTTGTCAGAACCAACATTCTCGCTGGAGTTGCCCATTTCCTCGGATAACAACAGCAACGGCTACACGCTCGCTGCAGCCATCTGCGCGGCCATGATTGGCAGCGCCATTTCGCCCGCAGCCCGTGATTACCTTCGTGAGTCGGTGAAGCTCGGATTTGGGCATACCTACTTCAGCGCACTGCATGATCTTTGTGACGCCAACATGCTGCTTCCGGGTGCCACTGCTGCGTATTGCACTGACGACATGTTCCGCGTCTTCCACAATGCCGTGATGGAGGAGTTCAATAACCTGATGGAAAGGGGGACACTGTGAAAATGAAACCCATCACTCGCGGCCAATTCGAAGACATCGAACAGGCTCTTGGCCACCTGACCCTCGCGCGCGGGATGCTGCGGGGCGCAGGCTGCCCGGAAGCTGCGAAAGCCGTAACCCGTGCCATCAAATCCACCGAGGGCGCCAAACGGCATGGCGAGCGTCGCATGATGCACTCGCCGCGCCCGGAACGGCGGCATGTTCCCGTCCGGCTGCCGGAATGCCACCGGCAGCCGTGAGGAGCAATACCGCTCCATCCAAGCACAACTCAATTATGAAAAACGCACTCGCGCAACACGCGCTAAAATACAGCATCGGGGCAGCATCCCTCACGGAATTCGCAGCTAAATTCGGCGAACAACTTCCGGCAGTCGCCTGCGGCTGCATGGTCAGCTACGACGGTATTCCTTCCGTCACGCTCTACACGGGCAATACCTCCGATGACAAGGACAAGGCCTTGAGCCTCTACGGTGATGTCTTTGGCCGGGATGGTTGGATGGCCGAAGAGAGTCAGACTTATCGCGGCACGTTCAACTGGAGCAAGACCATTGACGGCGTCCCCGTGACCATCCTCCACGCCGAACAGCTTCCTCCGAAGCCGACCGCGATTCCGGTGCCGCCGTCCAAGTTCCCCATTCAACTGGCCGATGCCGCTCCGGTCGTGGTGGATGTAGAGGAGGATAGGATATGAGCCAGCACCCGCAAATTGACGATCTGCTTCGCGAGGCGCGCGCGACTGCTCGGTGTCTCGAGCTTTCGCTTCGCCAAGCATTGCAGGCCGCCGGTAAGCTCGAGGATCCTCTCACGTCAACGGCTTTGCACATCACGCTTTCGGGCCATGTGGAAAGCGTGACCACGATCGAGCGGCAACTCTCCCGCATGCTCGAAGACATCCCTGCGGAATTGAAGGAGGATGCCGGTATCGACACCACGGGTATTCCTGTCATCCAACCTCGGCGCGTGACGCTATGAAGAAACGCCACCTGTCTCCAGAAACCCGCGCGCGGCTGGCAGCAGCCGGCCGCCGCGGCGGGAAGAGCACCAGCGCGGCCAAGGCGGCTGCGGTTGCAAAGAACGGCGCCATGCCGCGCAGGGACGGAAAACCCCGCGGCTGGCCTCGCGGAAAACCAAGGAAAAAGATTGATCCAGAGCAGAGGCAGCTGTTGCCCAAGGTGCATCCGCCGGGCTGCGCCTGTCATCGGTGCATCCGGGAACGGATCCGGGCACGGGGCGAGTAGCCGCTACGCACATCACAGGCCGCCCTGGTCCGCCGGGGCGGCCTTTTCTTTTACAGCGTTCCTAAGTCCAGCCTGATAGGCCGCCTGCATCGATAAGAGGATTCGTTCCGGATGCTGCAATCCCGCTTCTGATGCCTCTGCCAGCCACAGCGCTTCGCGTTTGGCTATGAAATGGGTCAGCACCTCAATTTCAAGCAGGGTCAGCTTTACAGGCGTCGTGCTCATCCGAGTTCGGGTAGATGCGGGACGTGCTCAGTCGGCGGTCGGCGGCTGAAGGTGCTATGCTTCAGCGCGGTGCGCAGCAGCGGATCCGAGGCGGCGATTGTTTTTAGCGCCATGCAGAACTCAGCTATCGTGAGTTCGCTTTCGGCGGCCACGGGTTGGAGCTCGTCGGCGAGCCGGTGGAGGGCGAGGTGTTGCAGGTCGGGGTCGGTCATAATGTCTCGAAGTTTCTGGTTCCCTAATCCTCGCGCAGTATTTTGTGCTTGGCGTATTCGATGAGCCCGAGCGATGAGGCGCACGTTCCGCACGTCCTGTAACTGAGGTGGCAAAGCGTCGGGTCCCTGTCCTCCATCGCGTCTGTCTCGAAGACGAATAACGCCGAGTCGAAATGTTCGCGCATTAGCTCAGTGATTTGGTTCAAGGCGGTAGTTTGTGCGTCGGTCATAATGAAAGTGCTTTGGCGATTCGATGGGCTACGAGCAGTTGAGCACGGTGTCGTAGGTGCGCAGCTTCCCGTTGATGCGGATCCGTTCCCTGTAGGTGCGGTGTCCTCGTGGCCGGTGGATCGTTTGGCGCTTCATTGGATTGAGATGGCTCTGGTGATTCGGTCGCCGATTAGCCGAATGCAGTTAACCGCGAAGCTATTGCCGTGCGACTTGTAGCGCGGTCCGTCTTTGGCTGGTTTCCCTTTCACGGGAATTGCCGTGTAGTTGCGCGGAAATCCCTGCAATAACTCTGTCTCCCTTACGGTAAGACGCCTCACCTCGTATCTAGTTTTCCCCTCCTGGCCTGCATGGCATGCATTCCACAATAGCCATTCGCGTGATATCGCCTCCCACACGCTGGAACTTTGCAAATTCGCCGCTCGTTCTCCTCCGAGTCCTTCCGAAGAGCCGTGAATTGATTGTCCTTCACCATGTTCGGATCGCCCCATTTCTTGAACCGCTGGTAATGCATCTCGCAATAACCCAATCCCTTCACTGGCTGCCCGCAGATGGCGCAAGACCTCCTTACACGATGCGCTCGGATGTGACAGCCACGACAAATACGCTGCAAGTTCGACCGTTCGTTGTTCGTGTGGTTCCCATCCAAATGATGAACGTCTTTCGCGTTGGGTTTCCCGCATCTCTCGCACGAGCCTTTTGGCACCATCTTCCGCGCATGGTAGTGCGTAACGGACGACTCCAAACTCTTCGATGGTCTGGCATCGAATGCCGAAGCCATGCACTGCCGATTGCAGTATTTGCGACGGGAAAAATGAAGCAAGCACTCCAAGTCCCCATTCGGAAAACGCTTCCTCTCCAATTTCGAACCGCAGTGCGCGCAGAACTTCAATGGTGTTGGTTTTAGTGGCATGCTCATAGGATTTTTCTTGGTGTGAAATCGCCACATACGAACGTGAGGTATCTGCCTGCTTGGAGTTTCCACACGAAAGCGTGTTGGCATTATCGTTGCCTTCCTGCACATCGGTTCCGTTGACGTGAATTGCCGTAACGACGCAGTTTCGAACGCCCTGGTCATTGTTTCCGGCGACCGCCCCGCCAGAGCGATACATGTCCGAGGTGACGGTTTGCGCGACCAGCGGCAGTCCGCGCCCGGTGCCGTCTTCCGACGCGTCGAAGCCATCGGCCTTGAGCGTGTGTGCAACGAGGTTCGCATGTGATCCACCGCCAAGACTGGAGTCGCGCAGTGCTTGCGCTACTGGGTCGTCATTCCACCATCCATGGCCTGTCTCTTGGAAAGTCCAGGTAGCCTCGTCAAAGAAACCTCCTTGAGGCGTCACTATCAGATGCCCCTCTTTCGTGCTGCTGTCCTGGCCCTTCGCGTCGCGCTCCTGAAGCGCCCACGCTACTTCCGGAATGTCCGCGCTCTGATGTCCGCGCTCTGATGTCCGCGCTCTCTACTGCGACTACCGGGTCCTGTCCTCGCGTTTCTCCGGTTCGTTCAACACCCCTGCCACTGCTTGTAAGGCACGGCGCAGACTCGAAGGTAGTTCCTTTCCCCTGGCTTCGGCGCGGCGGAGAATTCCGGCGCAAGCCTTGGGCGTCAAGAAATAGCGGCGCGCGACTGGACCAGTCTCCAGAATCTCGGACAAGGAACACACGTCGGCGTCGTTGAGGGACAGCCCGAGGGTGTGATTCCACTCGCACGAACTGTGCATCCAGAGTGAACCACTCGACGAGCCCGCGGCTCCCAAGCGCCACACCGGCATTTCGCCAGCCGTCTTCTGGAACGTCGACTTGGCACCCAGCCAGCTCTCCAACCACTGCAGCAAACGCCCGCCCTGCATCGTTGCTGAATAGACCGGGGACGTTCTCGGCAATGGCCCATCTGGCTTTTGACCATTCGACGATTCGGCAGGCGACGTAGAAGAGCCCGCTTCGAGTAAGAGATCCATCTGCATGTGTGAGTCCTTTCTGTTTTCCGGCAACGCTCAAATCCTGGCAGGGGAAGCCGAAGATTACGGCGTCGATGTGGCCGAGAGCTTCGATTTGCTCCCGCGTGATCTTGGTGACGTCGCCTAGGTTTGGAACGTCTGGATAGTGGTGCCGCAGAACCGCACACGGGAACGGCTCGACCTCTGCCACGGCCACGCATTCCCAGCCGAGTGGCAGCAGGGCCACGGACGCGGCCTCGATCCCGCTGAAGAGGCTGATAAATTTGAATCTCACGGCATCAATAGGTTTAGGCGCATCTCTTCCACCATTTCCTGATATGCACGGTCTCTATCCGATGGGCGGATGTAGCATGGGTATTCCAGCCGCACAAAGACGTAGCTATCCTCGCTGCGATTGCCGCGCGCCTCCATGACAAAAACGCTCTCTCGGATGGGACTGTGCTCGGTGAATTCTTCAATGATCGGCATGGGTGGGGATGATGTTGGGTGAAAAAGGAAGCCCGGCGAGCTCGCACAGTTCGCGGGCGTGGTGGAGTTCGGCGTTTACAGCGTCGACATGGATACACGTCCAACGCTCTGGCTCTTCCCCGCGCCGTATAGGACACTCAATGCGGATATCGAAGTCTTTGCAGGAGCATCGACCACGGGGAAAGCCCGGGTCGTCCAAGTCGACTCGATACCAGTCGGGGCAGGCCGGGCGCTGGGAGCGGACGTCGTAGGTGCCCCGGTCGACTCTTCGCACTGCTAGAGGTTTGGCGTCCATCTCATTACGGCAATACTCCTGCGCAGCGAAGGCTGTAGTAGCTCCCGCGTCCACTGGTCTTTTTCACACGGACGATGAGACCCATATCGGCCAGCCGCTCGAGTCGATTATAAGAAGCCTGGGTGGATATTCTCAGCTGCTTTGCTACGTGCGTAGCCGTAGAGGGAATCTTGAGGGCGGATATTGTCGCCTGGATTCGGTTGGATGCCGTTACGCTCCCGCTGCCGCCGCAGTTAGGGCACTTGATTTTCTTGGGCATGGATGTCCGCCTCCTTCGGTGGTTGCAGGTATCCGCGCTCCTGGAGCCGCAACCCCAGCCAGCGCGGCAGGATCCACATCACCACGCAATGGCGGGCGATGCGGCGTGCGGCCTCGATGCCCTTGCGGCGTGAGTAGATATCGCGCTGGAGATCGTAAAACTGCGCGGCGATGGCGAGGCGACGAAAGAGTCCGGCGCCGGCATTGGTGCGTGCCAGGTCTTCCACGGCCCGGATGCGGATTAGTTCCGCCTCAAAGTGCGAGGCGCATTCCTTCAGGACGAAGTAGGACGTGCGGCCCTTGCGCATCGTGCGGGTGCGACCATCGATCGCCGTCCAAGTGCTCTGTACGGTTGTCATTCGGCTGCGGGGAGCGGTGCCGCCGCAGCCGCATTGGCAGGTAAATGTGAAGGGCGTGGGTTTAGTTGTCATTGGAAGATTCCTCTTTCGCGCAACGCTCGATGTCAGCCATAGCCACCTCGTTCTTTTCGTAGAAGCGAACTGGAGCAACTGGGATCGACGAAGACGCCTTGTAAATCTGCTTGGCAGCGAACTCGGTCGATGTCCGTTCTTCCAGTTCCTTGCCAGCCTGACCGGCAAGCGTGACGACCCACCCAGCGCGGCAGTGGGTCGTTTCGCAGGTGTGCCAGTTTCCCATATCAAGCTTGTTTCCGTTGTTGGTAACAGCCTCCAGAACCCGCTGGTGTATGTGCTTGATTTTAGGTATCTGCATCGGGTTCTTTGCGGGCGCCATATCCGAGCAACCCGAGCAACCCGAGCAACCCGAGCAGTCCGAGCAGTCCGAGCAGCGCGAGCAGCCCGAGCAGTCCGAGCAACCCGAGCAACCCGAGCAGTCCGAGCAGTCCGAGCAGTCCGAGCAACCCGAGCAGTCCGAGCAGCGCGAGCAGCCCGAGCAGTCCGAGCAGTCCGAGCAACCCGAGCAACCCGAGCAACCCGAGCAACCCGAGCAGTCCGAGCAGCGCGAGCAGTCCGAGCAGTCCGAGCAGTCCGAGCAACCCGAGCAACCCGAGCAGTCCGAGCAGCGCGAGCAGCGCGAGCAGTCCGAGCAATTCCAACAACCTTCGTTACC